AAACTGAAAAATAGATAAATGCTGCCGATACCCAATTCTCCTTAAACCATATGCACATTTCTTTTTCATGAGACGCAAATGTTACCATGCATGCAATATGAAAAAGCATGATAAACAGAGGCATCACTTCACAATAATACTTGAACCAAGTGAGTAGCTTCACGCTGTAGCCTCTACCTGCAAGGATAATTACGTTAATCATTTCGCTAACGTCCATACCCTTAAACATTACTCTTGACAACTGTACAACACCGACTGATTGAACTAACCGATGGACTTCATCTTCTTCCTCTTTAGTCATAAATTCTTCTCCTTTTTGTTTTTTGTGTTTATTATTTATTCTTAGTTCCTCATTCTTAATAATAAGGAACGTGCTGCAAAAATAAACAATTCTGCACAAAAAAACATTCATTTTGCACAACTTTTCAGAGTTAAACTTTGCAAAAATACCAATCTGTAAGATTTGCCATTCAAAAATGGGGGGGGTAAATTACAGATTGTAAGTAAAAAGGATGGGCGACCGAAACAATCAGCCGCCCATATAAAGAACATCCTTATCCTGTTAAATATTACTTGCAGATGCAAGCGAGCATCTCCATATCGTCAAAGCTCTTCTCGCAAGCCTTGATAGCCTTAAGCAGCTCGGCTTCCTCGACCTCGGTGATTTCCACCTCGACCTCCTTGTCGGCGAGTTCGTTGAAGTATTCCATGGTCTTCTTGCTGAAGCCAGCGAAGTAGGCGTTCACCTCTTGCAAGAGGTCTGTGTCCTCCTTGGTGTAGGTGTAGCCCTCCTCCTTCATCTTGCGCTCGTTCTCCTGTGCGGTTTTGAGCTTGCCTTGCATTTCCTCGAACTTGTCATCCTTCAAGGACTCCTGAGCCTCCTCCTTGTCCTTGTCGAAGGTGTCGGCGATGGAACGGAGAGCCTTCATGTTCTTCCATACCGCCAACATGGTTTCCTCACTCAAAGAGCTTGTCTTGAAGCCCTTCAATGTCTTGTAGGCGTAGACCGCCTCGATTGTCTTAATCTTCTTCATAATTAACTTGGTTTATTATAATTAATTAATAAATAATGTATGTTAGTTCGCTCAGTTGGAAAGTGGGCACTACCGACTGCCGCCCTCGTACCCACCAACCAAGCTAATTGTTATTCCTCTGTGGTGTCAGAGGAAACGATGCCATCCGACAACTCATCGACGTGCTCCTTGATGTAGGAAGCAAATTCGTTGATGCTTGTCACGGCATCAATCATCTTCTGCAAGTCTGAGGTGTTGTAGTTCACGTTCAAGTTGTCCGTGGAATACTGGCTGAACGTGGCAATCTGGTTGCCGTCGCCGTCCAACACAACACCGTTGTCAACACTTACAATGCTTCCGTCACTGACGGCAACATTGCCCTTCATCTTGGTCGAATCGTTCACGATGTCAACCTCTCGCTTGAACTCTGTCATCTTTCCAAATGTTACTTTCATTATTCCTTAAAATTTAAACGTTTAAACTATTTTATTCTTCTATTTGCAAATAAAAGCAGAATAGTAATCTATTTAACAGCGCAAAGATAAGAAAAATATTCCATAATTAAAGAATTTTATATTGTTATTTTCCGTTGTTTTTATATTTTTAACATTATTGATGTTACAACTCCATTTCTTGTGCTATCTTGTTGTTATTTGTACTATAGAGAACCAGCTTATAAGATTTCCCCTTTATCAGCCAATCATTGTTAAGGTACGTCACCACATTGCTTTTTGCGCTTATATATCCTGCATCAACTCTATATTCTCCATCTTTTAATGTATATCCGTTATAATAACTTGAATCAGCATACAACAAGTACAAAACATAACCGACATTCAGAGCTGTACTTTTATTATATATTCTTATACACTCGTTACCATTGCTGTCTCGGTCTGGATATACGAAGTACATATACTTGCTATAGTCACCAGTATCGTTCTTGCCATAGAACAGAATAGGAGAAACCCCAACGATAGGATAACATTCGATGCTGTCTGACGTTTCCAAATTTGGAGCATTCTTCAAATGGGGTATCGGAGACATAAATGGAACTGCGATATACAACAAATTGACAAGATTCTGATACACAAATGTTGTCTTTAGAAAATTATCATTCTTGTTGTTGGATGTAAGGATGCTATGGATAGCCAAGCTGTCGTCTCTAAGAAAAGCCACACCAAAGTAGCAATTCTTATAAGTAGCAATATCCCTAAATGGAATTTGAGTTCCACCTGAATCTTTGTCAATACTAATGATAAACGATAATTCCTCATCCGTGTAGGTATTTATGTCAAAGTCGTGCATCAAGCAAGTAGCATTTTTATCGTAACTCTTAAAGTCACCAAGCCTATAAGGTGAGCTACTGCCACCTGTTGGATGAACGTAAGTTACACCATTTGTAGGAATGTTCCAACCCTCATCGCCAGGATAAAGCCAATCTTCATTTGCGTACTTCATGTAATTCTCATACAAAGCCTTAACTGACGTAAACTTTGGTATGTTAAAGCCAAAATTCCCATCAGTACCTACTATTGCATTCTCGTCAAACAAAGACGGATGAATGACAGGCTTATGCCTACTCCACATGTTTATGTTGGTGGACTTACACAATGTGGCAAGGTCATTGCTACCCTCTCCAAGTACACTTTTTACATCATCTATGCTTACTGGAGCACTGATGATTCCATTGTTCAAACTCATAATCTATCACTTTTTAATTGTTCAACTTCGTTTTCCAAGTCTCTCACTCTTCGCTTCAAGCGGCTCACCTCATCGTCAACTTGCTCGATAGCACCAAAGGCAACGGCAATCAGCTTTGGAGACCAATAGTTGATTTTGAGGAAGCCCTTGTCGTCTTTCTCCACAAGGTCTTGCATGAAGGTGTTGTGAAGAACCCTTTGGGCAATCCAACCGATGCTATCCTTGTTGTCGGCATTGTATCGGAATGCAACCGTGCCACCCATCGCCTTGATGATAGCCAAGCTGTCAACGCCGTGTATGTCATGCTTCAAGCGTTCATCGGAACTCTTGTAAGCCGTAACACCGCCAGTGGCATAGAAATTACCATCCAAACTCAGCACAGGATTGCCATTGTTGTAATTAAGCCACATGGACTTCATTCCGCTATCGTTGCCAACTCGAAAGTTAAGGTTATAGCCTTCAAGTACCACATTCTTGTTGTTGGAGAAGTTTCCGTAGCCTATGGTGAGAATGCCATTATCATCCTGCGATATGTTCATCACATTCAGATACTTTGATGCTTTGCTATTCTTCCATAGCATTCTATATGCACCTGTGTGATAAATGTCGCCGCCAGCGTACAATGTTGGAGTATAGACGGAGCTTATTCCTTGCTTAAGGTTGATGACACCCCCACTTTGGGCACTGTTCGCCTTGAATATGCTTCCATCGGCAATGCCGAGGTAAACGGTCTTGATGCTATGGTCGTACTTAAGACCCGCCCACTGGTTGTAGTCCCATGCATCATTTCCGAATCGGAGGGCTGTGTTGCCTTGCAAGATAACTTCACCATCGAGGGATGAGATATACGTGCTTCCCATCTTCAAGCCTTTGTGCGAGCCGTCAACAAGGCTAAGTAAATTCTTAATAGTCGCCGTTCCGTTGATTGTCGTGTCCTTGAAATGCGCAGCTCCGCTCGTTCGCAAGCTCCAGTTGCCATCTCCGATGGAGGACTGGCTACAGATGTTTTGAACACCTATCCAGTTGGAGTTGTCCGAGTTTCCGATGTAAAGGTTGCCCGAACCGTGCTTTATCCTTGCCCCTGCGTTCAAGGTCATGTCGCCGACACCTGTCATGTTGCCGCTCACGTTTGCTGTTCCGTTGAAGGACTGACCCCATAGCGAGCGAGCCGTTACAAGTTGGTCTGCTTGCTTCACGATGCCAATTCTCGTAGCACCATCAAGCAAGGTGTAATGGCTATCCCCTGTGGTTGCTGGCAAGCTTTGAGCCGCAGAGAACGATGTATTTGTCACCAAAGTTCCTTGGCTTGTGAAATCGGCAGACATGCGTCCTGTCTTCTTGATGATTGTGTAAGACAGACTTCCATATTGACCTTGGCAATTTCCCCAAAGTTGAATATTACCAGTTGCATTGTTGTAGTACACACGCAACCTTGAAGACATGTTTCCAACCAACTCACGCAAGGATATGTTAAAGTTGTATGCCCCAGAGCCCTTCGCTCCATTCTGACGGATTCTCAACACGACAACCGAATAGGTATCGTTATATCCGTTGGAGAAGAGGAACGTGAAACTTCTATCATCATATTGGTTGTCTATGACGGTAATGTCAAACAACTTCGCCCAATAGTGGGAAAGGTTTGCGGTGTTGCTGTTTACCGCTCCCGACCATACGATGTTGTTTTTGTGCCAACCATCGAGCAAATCCGCATTGAGGTTTGTCCATTGTGCGGTAGTCGAAGCTATGTGATTCGAGCCGTTGTAACCGAATTGCATACCTCCCTTGCCGAACTTCACCATTCCTGCGTTGTTGTTGCCAACGCCCATCAAGCCGATAGTGTTGCCAAAGTCACAATCACCAATGTAGCAATCATTGCCAATGAGCAATCCATTGTAAGCACCATCCAATGCGCTTGCCAAAATCTTAAGCTGACCTGTGAGCGTTCCACCTGTCAAAGGCAAGTACTTTGCGGCGATGGCATCCACCTGTGACTTCGTATAAGCATCAGTAATGCCATACCCACTTATCGTTGTCGGCTTGCTTGTGAGTTCTGAGAAGGCAAGGCTGTTCTTGATTGCAAACGAGCCGAAAGTACCCTTGTTGCAATAGGCGAGGTTTGAACTTGTGCCACTATATGCTCCGTTCCAGTAAGCTATGAAGCTCATGTCAGGAATGATGTTGCCATCGATCGATGCGTTAGTCCATCCCGAAGTGCCCACCGCAGAAAGGCTCTTCTTCGTGTAGCTCTTGGTGTAGGTGATGGCTGTTCCACTGGTGGATATGCCAGTCACGAACACATTGCTTCCACTTGGATGAGTAACCGAGCGCAAGCCATCCGTAATGCCAAATCCCGACAAAGTGGTTGGCTTGTTGGTGATATAACTCCAGCTAAGATTACCAGATAGACTTGCCGCACTTAGTTCGCCCCTAAGGTATATGTCTCCATCTCTACTATTGAATACAATTCTAATAATATCATCATAAGAAGATATTCCAAGAGAGTTCCAATTCTTTAAAATGCAATTAACACTTGCAAAATCACTACCATTAGTATCTTTTACTCCTGAGACTATATATCCAGTACCAACACTTGGCAGATATAATTTAGTCGTTTTTATAGAACCATTTACAATCAAGTCATTACTTATTGTTCCTCCGCTCAACTTCAAGAACGTGTTGTTTGCATTTTCGGTCTTTAGATATGCCGAGAGTGACTGATGACTAGTTAAGAACGTACTGCCTTTAACTACGCTGATAGTAGTGCCATTTTTTGTAACAGACGTAACCGCATTACCACCGCCCGATACGGATATTGATGTAGCACTGCCACCTTCCAGTGACGTGATTCTAGTAGAGAGCTGCTTGATAGAGTAGGCAGATGCTATCTCACTCAGAGATTCAGACGCAAGCTTCAAGGCATCTGCATAGCTCTTTACACTACCATTCAAGCCGCCACCACCTGACGAGCCACTACCTTCACCATAGGCGGTAATGCCACCAGTAGCATAGAAGTTAGCTGCGGTTGTACCATCAGACTTAACTACTTTAATGGCAGTATTAGCTTTATCATAAACTAATCTGACATCACCAATTTGCACATAAACACCATCAGTATTAGCAATAGTTATACTGCCATTTACATCAGCATTACCATTCACGCTATTACCCCAAAGCTTTCTTGTTGTTCCCCAATAAGAAGTTACTATGTTGGCAGTACCATTAAACGATGTTCCGTTTATAGTTCTAGAATTCTGTAACTTAGTAGCACTTCCAGCATTACCGCTAATACTAGCAGAAGCTGTAATGAACCCTGCTCCATTAGTAAGCTGATTAGTATTGTTTGGAATACTAATAGACTTTGCAGCAGAGCCATTATAAGAACCACTACTGTAACCGCTCCAAGAAAGAGCATTAGCAACTTTTGATGCAGATGCTACATTGTCAGTAACTCTAGCAAGTCTTACCCAAGGAGCAGCCCAAGCTGCATCATTACTTATCTTGCCTCCAGCTCTAGAACGGACATAAACTTCAGTAGTGCCAGCTTTTATAGCAAACTGAGTTTGCCTCATATTAGGAGAAGTTGCCGTATTATTACTATCAGTATAAGACAGATTAATATAATGATGCCAACCAGTTTGTCCATTAGGATTAACATAACCATTCAACGTTTGATAGTTAGCAGTAGAACTAGCATAAGGTGCTGCAATATTAGACATGCCCATACTATTCCCGTGTGTTGCAATATCGTTAAAATTGTTTCCAACACCACTAGGAAAAGCTCTTACTAAATTCAGTGCTTTAGAAGTTCCACCAATACTAATAGTAACCTTGTTTGCAACATCAGAAATACTGAAACCAGTAAACAAACCACTAGCGTGATAATTATCTACCATATCTGCATTATGAGCAGTAGCTTCATTTTTAACCCAATTCTGAGTTGCATAAGCTGCGAGACTTTGATGTGTTGTGAGATAAGTTCCCAAATCTACAGCATCTCCACCACTAGCCGCAATGGTTTTAGTGATACCGTTAATCTTTACACTATGTGTATGAGTAGTAGCAGACTTACCATTAAGAAGAGAATCTACACTACTCTTGGTGTAATAATTGCTTAAACTCTGATGCGAGGTGAGATATGTAGCACCCTTCGTGAAGGTGATGGTCTTGCCGCTCTTTGTAACGGCAGTAACGGCATTTCCACTTCCGCTAACTGCTATCGCATTCACGTAACCATCGAGAGACTGATGAGCCGTGAGGAACGTACCCTTCGCGAAAGTAATCACACCAGTGCTTGCATCATAGGTTGCACCAGTGAGGGCATTTCCGCCAGTTGGCACAGACACGCTGATACTAGGAACAGCACTTGCTACATTCTGAATCTCCGAATAGAGCTTTGCTACTGAGTATGCAGAAGCAATCTCTGAAAGGTTTTCCGTAGTAAGCCTGATAGCATCAGCATAAGCCTTTACAGAGCCGTTGAGACCACCGCCACTGGATGATGTTCCCACACCATAGGCAGAAACACCACCACTAGTATAGAGGTTTGCCACCTCGTTAGTCGTAGTGTTCGTAATCTTCAACGCCTTATTGGTTGCGTCATACTCCATCTTTATGTTGCCGATGGAGATATACTTTCCGTCAGGCACGATGATACTTCCGTTAATATCGGCAGTACCGTTAAACGAGTTACCCCAAAGCTTGCGAGCATTCGTGAGCTGGAGAGCCTTCTTCGCTGAACCGTTTGTGAAGTAGCCTTGCAAGGTGGCGATACTCCCTTTGTTTGCGGATATGCCCGAAGCATTTACCCCTTCTGCCTTTTTCGCTCTTGCTACCTCGTCAGATATAGACTTATTGATTCCGTCAACAATACCGCTCAAAGTGTCTGTCTGCGCAATATTGGCGAGGAAGCTCACCACCTCGTTCCACTTATTGATAATTCCGTCCGCAGTCTCCTCGTCAGTAGTCATAAGGGCGTACCAGTCATAGGCACTATCCCAACGAGTTACCTTCGTTGATGTAATGCCGTCCAGTACAGACTTATTGCTATGAGTATGCTTTGCTGATACCGCACCATCCCAAGCCGTCTGCTTTGCCGTTGTCGGTATAGAATAACCCGAAGCAAGACTAATAGCAAACGTACCGCTTGTTGTGATAGTCTTTGTTGCACAAGTCAAACCAGTAGGAAGAGTAAGTGCTACAGATGTAACAGTACCCTTGTTTGTGGTATAGCCCTTTGCATCAATCTCCGCTTTGGTATAATAGCTTGCGAGAGACTGATGGGCAGTCAGATACCCAGCATCGTTAGTAAGCTGGCTTACCTTCGTGATGCGGTCAGTGATTTCCGCCCACTTATGGGTGTGCGCACTAGGTGCAAACGTTGATGGTTTACCCGTAATGTTATTCCAAGATAGGCTCAGACCGCCAAGTTCTGTGGCTATGTTGTCAATTCGGCTGCTGAGAGCCTTGATAGCATAGGCGTTCGGGATACTAGTCAAGTCTGCATCCGTATAGCTTCCCTCTATGATTCTCGCATAGCTGATTACGCTTGCATTCAATCCGCCACCACCTGATGTTGACGTTCCTGCTCCGTATGCTGTGATACCGCCTGTCGCATAGAAGTTGGCGGCGGTCTTTCCGTCCGTCTTCTGAACGTAGAGATTGCCGCTTCCATCATTGATGATGTAGATGTCGCCAATGGCAACCTTGCTCTTGAAGGTAGCGATGCCGTTGACGGTAAGCGCACCTGTTATCGTTCCTCCTGCAAGAGGGAGATACTTAGCAATGGTCGAGTCCACTTGCGCCTTGGTATAAGCGTCCGTGATGCCATATCCTGCGATTGTAGTTGGCTTTGAGGTCAAGCTAGCGAAGGTATGGGTGTGACCGCTGAGGGAGAATGTGCTTCCCTTTGTCAAAGTCAAGGTGTGACCGTCTATGCTTGCGCTAGTAACGGCGTTCCCATTGCCTGTGACCGATACCGCATTGACTCCATCGGTGACTCCATAGCCAGCAAGTGTTGTTGGCTTTCCCGTAATCTCGCTGAATGCGTGGGTGTGTCCCAACTTGCTATAGGTCTTCTCCGCATCGGCAGACTTCAAGTAAGCAGCCAAGGACTGATGAGAAGTAAGGTAAGTTCCCAAGTCAACGGCTGTTCCACCTGTGGCTGCGATGGTCTTAGTGACACCATTAATCTTCACGCTGTGCGTATGTGTCTTGTCACTCTTTCCGCTGATGTCTTGATGGGATGTCAAGAAAGTAGCTCCCTTTGTAAATGTCAGTTTAGTACCACTTTTCGACACACCTGTCACCGCATTGCCACTTCCTGTAACCTCTATGCTTGTCGCACTTCCTCCTTCCAAGGTGTTTATGCGACCTATGGCATCATTGATGCTGCTGTAGAGTGCAGCAACAGAGTAAGCACTAGCAACCTCGCTAAGACTTTCGCTTGTAAGGCTCTTGGCATCATTGTATGATTTCACCGTGCCATTCAATCCACCGCCTCCAGTACTACCGCTAGATGTAGTTCCGACACCATAAGCAGATACACCACCACTAGTATAAAGATTTGCAACTTCGTTGGTCGAGGTGTTCGTTATTTTCAACGCTTTGTTAGTTGCATCATACTCCAACTTTATGTTGCCAATAGTGATGTACTTTCCACTAGGCACAACGATGCTACCGCTTATGTCGGCTGTTCCGTCAAAGCTGTTACCCCAAAGTTTACGTGCGTTGGTCAGCTTGATGGCGGACTTCGCCGAGCCATTCGTGAAGTAGCCTTGCAAGGTTGTTATGTTCGCCTTGTTTGTGGCAATGTTTGTAGCATTTGCACCCTCTGCCTTCTTTGCCCTGTTAGCTTCTTCCGTGATAGAATTGTTGATGCCGCTGAGTATGCCATCCAAGGTGTCTGTCTGCGCAATGCCAGTAAGGAAATTCACGACCTCATTCCACTTGTTGATAACACCATCAGCTGTTTCCTCATCGGTAGTCATTAATTTGTACCAATTGTAGGCAGAATCCCATTGCCCTTGCTTTGATGTCGTAGGGATGGAATAACCCGAAGTCAAGCTTATGGCGAAAGTTCCACTTGTTGTGATTTCCTTTGTCGTACCAAGAGACAATCCAGTTGGCAAAGTTAGCTTAACCGATGTTACCGTTCCCTTGTTTGTGGTGTAGCCGCTATCATTCGTAAGTTGAGAAACCTTGGTGATACGGTCTGTAATATCCACCCACTTGTGCGTGTGTGCGCTAGGAGTGAAAGTAGAAGGCTTTCCTGTGATGTTTGCCCAATCCAAGCTAAGACCACCAAGTTCAGAACTGATGTTGTCGATTCGATTGCTGAGAGCCTTGATGGCATAAGCGTTAGGAATGCTTGCCAAGTCATTGTCTGTATACGTGCCTTTGATGATGTCTGTGTAGCTCTTCACGCTTGCGACCAAGCCACCGCCACCACCATTGTTAGTACCATCGCCGTATGCGCTCATTCCACCTGTGGAATACACATTGCCGTCAATCTTCAAAGCACCATTTACCACACTGAGGGTAATACTACCTAATTTAAGCTTTCCCTCTACCAACAAATCATTGCTTACGCTGAGTGTCGTAAAAGGAGCTTGCGGAGTCAAAGCCACAAGGTCTTTTATGTTAGTGCCATTGCTACCGCTCTTCCATGTAGGCTCAAAGAATGCAAGGTATGCGCCAAGATTCTTCTCGCTGATGATAAATGATGTAGGGTCAGCGTGAACCTTTCCGTCCACGTCCCACCAGATTGCACCATTTGCGAGATAGCCCGAACCGTCAAAGCGAACGAGGGAAGTAGCAGGAGTAAGGCTTCCGCTATTGTAGTCCTTATCCACCATCTGACCACCCCACCAAGTTGCGATGCTCTTCTTTCCTCTGTTCGTGTCTATCGCTCCGTTGATACCACTCTGAACGTTTCCGTCTGCGTCTCTCAAAGCAAGGAGTGTTGTCATTACAAGACCGCCATCAATATCTGTTGTCTGACCGAGTGCGTCCTTGATATACTTGTAGCCTGCAAGGTCGGTAATATTCTGCTTCAAGTCGCCATATATCTTGCTAGTGATATAGGCGTTTGCCAAACCCAATTTGTCATAAAATGCGCTGTATGCTGACTGGAAGTTGGTGAACTTCGTTCCTACGGCTGAAACGATGGTAGCCTTTTTCTCAGTATTAGCCGCATTGTATCTTGCCGAAATATCTGAGAGATACGTAACGAGTTCCGTCTTGGCAGTCGTGAGGGTAGCGAAAGCAGTGTTGAGGTCAGTGAGTTCCTTGGTGTCCTTCAGTACCGCTGCTTCCTTCACCTCAGTGTAAGATTTCTCGGCGGCTGCAAAAGCATCTTCAAGTCGCTTGGAATCCTGCGCCATAGCCGCAATCTCAGAAGGCTCTAGATAGCCATCCGTAACATAATTATCGAATGCCTTCTTGTTGCTTGTAACGGTCTTGCCGAGATTCGTAACATTCGTCTGTGCGGTATCTGCCGCCTTCTTCGCCTCTTCCGCTGCCTTCTTTGCTGCGTTCGCTACAGTATCGTCTGTGTACTTCACTTTCTTAGTCCAATCGGCTGCGCTGAATGAAGCATTGCTCTTGGTTGCCACGACAAGCTCGCCCTTGGAATATGCAACACCACCGAGGGTATATGCTGCTTCCAAAATCCAGAGGTCACGTTCCTCATAGGATGCAGGCTTGCTTACATAGATGCTGGATTTGCCATCTATCTTGTCGAAGACCTCGGTAGGCACATCCTGTTTATCCCATTTCGTACCATTCCAAAAGAAAGTCTGGTTGTTGTTTGTGTTATACCACAGGTCGCCCTTATGCTCCTTCTTCGCATCATCGGTAGTCCAAGATGTACTCGGGTCAGAAGGCTGATACCAAGTCTCAGCCTTCTTGTCGAGCTGGTCTCGTATTCCCGTCAAGCTCTCCTCTATGGTCTTGGCGAATGCGTTGAGGTCGGAATCATTAGCCTTTACCCATTCTGATGAGGTGAAGCTGCCAGTGGCTCTACTCTTAACGCACACCATCAGAGTCTTGCCATCATCTCCGCCGCTAGCCCATAAATCGCCCTCGTCATAAGGAACAGTAGGCTGAGAGGTGAAAACGGTACGCTTTCCATCTGCCGTGTCCTGCGCCTTGCTTGCTGCGGTCATAGCAGTGTTGATGTCGTTATCCTTGATTCTCGCCCATGCCGTACCCGTCCAACGGTATGTGTAGCCATTAGACGTATTGTAGAACAGGTCGCCAGCGTGCTGCGACTTCAATGTATCGGTAGTCCAGTCAGAAGCAGGCTTATTCTGAGTAGTAGGAGCATAGTTGTAGAACCAGGTCTCTACTTTCTCATCAAGCTGCTCCTTGTAGCTAGCCATATCGTTTTTGTACTCTTCCTTGAAGATATTGAGGGCAGAATCATCGGTGTACTTGGAAGCCTTAGTCCAGTCAGCGATGGCAAATGACGAACCTTTTGCCTTGGCAGTCTGGCAGCGCAGGATTTCATTCTTGTAGATGCTGCCATCTGTAGGATAGGTAGCGTTTACCCAAATGTCGCCCAACTGATAAGGCGGAATAGGCTGTGTACTGAACACCTTCATTTTGCCATCTGCGGTCTCCTGTGCCTTGCTGGCATCGGATAGAGCTTTGGCGATGTCGGTATCTGTAATGATAGTCCACTTATAGGTGTTGCCATCCTTGGCAAAGCGGTATGCCTTGCCCGTCTTGTTATCATAATAAAGGTCGCCCAAATGGGTATCTTTTTCCTTGTCTGTCGTCCAACTGCTGGCTGGGGCATTCTTCAAAGTAGGCACACCATCGTAAAACCACGTCTCGATAGCTCCGTCAACCTGATTCTGAAGGTCAGCTATCACCTGCGAGTTCTTGATGAGATTGTTCACCTGCTCCTCGGTCAAGCCTCCTGCTGAGTTCTCCTTGATATACTGAGACAGTTCCTTGCCATCCACGGTAGATTTCGCCGAAAGCTTACCCTTAATAGATACCTGCTTGGCTGCGCTGTCATACTTGATGTAGCTACTACCCTCATAGCCATTCTCCTTAGTAGGTCGGTCGCCCACATACATATCGCCATAAACATTAAAAAATGCCTTGTTAGTCTGTTTGTTTACACCATACTCTACGTATTCTTTGTTGGCAAAAGAGTAGCTATTTATACCGTGGTACAAGCTGACGAATGGCGAATAGGTATCTACCGCCGAGAAGATAAGGCAGTTCTGACGTTCTACATCGGTTCTATTACCGCACTGCGACAATACATCACCTTTGGCAGGAACATCGCTTGCAGTAGCGCAATCGGTATCCGAGAGGTCGATATAATGATACTTCTTTCCTTCCAGCTCTACGGGTTCCTCGTCACGACCGATTACCAATCGCCAATAGAAGTGATTACCCACCTTATGGTAAGTGCCCTTGCGAACATTGAATGATTCCGAGCGCACTTGGTCGTTAACGGAGAAATCATTATCTACGGCATCACCTTCCTGCTCTGCTAAGAAATAGCAACGATAAGCCTTCTGTGACACATTATTATATGTCACAGTAACCTCTTCCACCTTGTGAGCCACCACGCCACCAGCAGGAGAGATAATCTCCTTGCCACCGATGGTGGAGGTTTTCTTGATTACAAGCTCCTCGAATATAGCCTTCATCCTCACCTCCAGGTAATCTGTGATGAGATGCGAACGACCTTCTGTATCGGGAGTCCACGAGCCGCCGTTCTCATTGTTGAAGTTACCGACAAGCAATCCACTTAAAAGCTTCTGTACCTTCTCCCAAGTGATTGTGCCCTTGGCGGTGTCGTCCTTTGTCTTGTTTAATCTTTGTTCATCAACAGCTTTTGCTGAAAATACATTATAATCCGTAGGAGTTATGCTATCATAACTCTTAATGATGTAAATCGACCTTCCGCTTCCGCCATTACCATTAAGATAACTCTGTCCATTATAGACAAGTTCCTCAATTTTAGACTCCATTGCATTGAGTCGTGAATATGACGGTTTTTCTCCAACATAATATTTTGCTCCATCATAAGGAATATCTAGACAAAACTCATAACCGATAATTCTTGAAGCCCTATAACTGTCACCATAACCTTTATTATAAAGATTTACTCTGTCTCCTACTCCATGCAAGTTACCCCTACCCTGATTATAGGAATAGTTAGCCTCAGCGGTACATGTATATGTCGTAGGGTCTATCATGGACTTCTTCAAATCCTTTATGGCATCCGTCAGCAACTCATTGGAAGCGGAAGAAACTAAAGTATCACCCAATTTGGTAGAATCCCAATTATAGAGAACAAAAGTATCTCCATCCTTCGGGTGCAAAGTTATATCCGGCAAGAAACGACCATAATCCTCATTAGCAACAATCTCAAATACCTGCGACTTAGGATTTATCTGTTCTTTTCCATCTTTCAATATCGGATTACCATCATCGTCCTTAAGTATTTCAGAAACTCCATCTGGATTAAACTCACATTCGAAGTCCATACCATTAAGAGAACCGCTTTGAAATACTATATGTAAGTTCTTGCCACTAAGAATATACGCCTTTCGGAAAGCCATATCACCTGTTTTTTCGCCATCTTCATTGACAATAGCAAGCGAATTAACACGATAAAAAGTCCGTTTGATGTAATCTCCTTCTTCGGGTGTACTTTCATCTTCTACATCTTTTTCATATGATGTTACCTTAGAAGTCTTGATAAGATTTCTTGGATAAATATCATCATTTGTAGTTACTCCCTCAACATACTGGTCTTCACGGAGTCCACTAACTTGTATATATCCATTTTTCAGTTCAAAGCCATTCTCTGCCAGCAATTGCTTGTTCTTGTCAGAGCATTCTGCTGAATTTGGTAGCATGAGACGTTTTTCAACAACACCATCCTTTGTTATATCCGCATCAGCATCATTCTTATATCCGCTAGGCAAGTTCCTTGCAGCTCCAAAAGCATATACCCTGTTTGCATAAGTGGATTGGCTTTGTGAGCTTGACATAGAAACGATATTATCGTTAAGTCTGAAATCAGTAATAGCATTCGTATTCTCGCAAGTTCCAAAATGCAGTATATTTCCCTCAAACCACCATTCACAACCAAACGTCTGAGCTATATTCGCAATAGCATCCAATATACTTGTATTAGAGTAAGTTATAAGCTTTGCAGCATTCGCATCTACACTCGCATCTATAACATAAGTATAATCCGTTCCTTCTCCTTCAAAATTAGGGTCATAAAGGTAAGACTTATCTAACTTCGCATAATAAGCTAGATTTTTCATTATCACTTCTATATGAGTACTAATTTTTGAAGTAAGAGAGAATGTCGATTCTTGTGAACCTGTATTCGGGCGATACTTCAGGATCTTATTCTTTAACTTACGATAATAGGCATCGAATTGGATTTCGTAGGAATACCCAATAGTATCATTATCTTTGGCCTTAGTTAAATCTATAAGCTCAAATCGCCCATATGGTGTTTCGATAAAATCACCACGCAAGAAATATGTCGGTCTAGAAAGGTTAAACGAAAGTTTACAATAGTGAGACTGCATCAATTCATAATGAACTGATGCTTCTTGTGTAACAGGAACAGTACATCTTACTTGTACGTTTCCGCTATTATCGTAGTACTTTATGTCGATTTCCTTGAAAGTTTTCATAATTATTCTATATCTTCAAATTCTTTTAAAGTGAATTTTTCTCTATCCGAATCCGTCAGTTCTCCTCTATTTGTAGGATTGTACTCCACTAACTTCAAACTCTTCTTGCCTATAGAACCTCCTTTTCCCCTAGAATAGCTAGATGATTTTCTTGCACAATACAAACGATAAACATCATCTTTTGATTTCGGAACCTGTATAGTAACAAAGCCATTATCCATAAGCGCATCAAAGGCTTTTACCCTTTTATTGTAGTCAGTATGGTCTCTGCCAATAATGACAAACTCTAATGTAATGCTTCTTTCTGCCTTTTTTGGACGAATAGGAACAACCCTAGTTCCATGCTCAGTTCTTACCTCGTTGGCAATATAACTCTTATTGTCTGCATCAGCCTCTAATGCATCTAAGAATCCACTACCCATCTTTACACGATAGTTAGTCCAAGCATCCTTTCCGTTTATGATAAGTTCATTCGAATTCATGTCTGCAAAATTAAAAACAAAATGAGGAATAATATTATATTTTTACCACAATGCTTTCACTTAAAATTTAAGTGCAAAAAGGGCGCAAATCCAAATAGGAAATGCGCCCAAAAACAATAAGCTTTTGATATTATGAAGTTGTATTTTCGTTTCCCCTTACTTTTGCGGCTAACGCTACTTTATCTTCTGCATCCTTCCGTATCTTTTCTATTTCTTCTGCTGGAGCATCCGTAAGAGCCAACATTTGGACAGCGGTCTCTAGAGACAGGACACCTTGATTGTATAGTTCCGCAATAACTTTCCACTTATCTTTTTTATCATCCTCAAAAGGCTCTGCGAAATCGAACTCTACTTCCAGCTTATCCAACTTGCTTCTCTTTTCAGGATATAGTTCCTTCATAACGGCAATAATAACATGCGACAATCTACCGACAAGCTCTTCATAGATTTCCATTCGGTTCGCCCTCTTGATGTAGCCCAATACCAACGCTCGCTTTATACCTACACTGGTAAGCGTACTCATGGCTTTCATCAGTTCCGGTGACATATCCGGTGTAAATGTATCAAACAATATAGATTGAGCCAAGTCCTCTTTCTCTGCCTTGCGAATTTCTGAGTTCTGAGGTGGATTGATATATTCAAACCTAGAATCCTTTCCTGTCAATTGTATCAGCTTGCCTGGCTTGTTCCGCTTAGGGATTGATTGTATCACGTCAGCGGTTGCCGCAGCTATAGGGTCGGCAAAATAGTTGTTCGTATCTCCTATCTTGGAGTCTAACATCTCTTCACGTTCCATTCTTGGCTCTGCACCATCCCATGATTTAGGTTGGCGAAAGTAGATGCCGTTAATCTTTCCGGTCGGATTAGGATACTTATACACCTTCCATCCAAAGCCACCACGCTCACAATGATAGTTGAAAACCGATGTCAATATATCCCAACATTCAACAGTTCTTGTCTCTCGCTTTAAGGAATAACCTATCGCAAAAGCAAGCATATTTCCATATTGGTCAAACAATTCTCTCATCTTATGTCCTTTGGAACGTGCTGCTACGTATACATCAACATGCATTTCTCCGTTTTTTTGCGAGAAATTAAAGACAAGTCCGCTTTCGGTTTCCGCTCCGGCAAGTCGCTTGCATTGGCGAAGCTTGGTATTGAAGTATATATTCTTCAAGTATTTTTTGTATAGCTCAAAGGCTTCATCGTCACCTTCTACTTTCTTCCACATTATCGGATTACCTAACAAGAAGAACAACTCTACCTCATTGATGTATCTCTGCCTTGTCCTTGCCAACTTCTCCGTCCTATATGGTTTTTCTCCCTTTACCCATTTATCCTCACGGCTCATCACCTTGTGAGTTTGCGGATTATATTCCGAAATGGCATTATCCACATCGAAATCATGTTGTTCCATCATGTTTACGACAGAATCAACATCATTATCTTCCAAACGTTCGAAGATATTTCTCTCCACACCCAACGCATTGAGCGTGAGGTTTCGAAAATATGTCTTTATCTGAATAATTGAATCTACAAACATCCTTATAACTTTTTGAAGCAAAGGTAATAATAAACATGGTTTCTACACACTTTAATTTACGTATGCCTTTCACTTAGTTTTTAAGTGAATAAAAAAGACTATTTACTAAAGAATCTATCTTTATTTAGTAAACAATCTTTTTTTATTTACACTAGATTTTTATTCACCATCATAGAGTACTTACACTAACTATCTAATAGTTAAATATTTGTATTTTTATTACAAAAGTAATTATATTTGTCATTTAGTACACTCCTAAGTCTGATTTTGATGCTTTCCTTGGCTTCATTACCTTACCGAGCAATACAGCTAGAATATAATACCTAGCAGCATCTATTAAATGATTGTCATGGTCTTCCGGAACATTGATGTAATTACCATCCTTATCTTTTGACCACACATATTTACGGAACTCGCTCTGTAAATGGACTGATTGCCTAGTAGTGAAGATTTCGAATGTCTGCATCTTGTCAATACCAGCCAATATCGAACCAGCACCCTTTTGTGCTCCATATATGACTATTCCACCAAGAGCTACCTCATCTATAAGTCTAGGGTCAGCACTATCCGCATACACAAACAAACCTTCTTCCGCATAAGGGCGCAAGAATTTTATAATATCATTGGACAACATTTCCGTTCTATAGCAAAGTTCCTCTATATACAGGCGATTATCTACGATACCACACTTCACAATGGCAGTATAGTCTTTCGAATATCCCCAGTCTACTCCGATGGCTACTTTCCTTGCGTTGCTAGGGAACTTATCCACAATGCCAACATGCTTGAATATTGCACCCTCTGATACGTCAGACCATCTACCTATCATTATATGAGCATATTTCTCCGGTTCATTCTCCTTCATTTCCAACACCTCATTAAGGAACTCCGGTGACAAATGCTTTATGTTATCAAGATATGTAGTATGAATGTGCAACACTCTTGGGTCTGTGCTGATCTGGACGGGAACGCCATCAAAATACACCTCTTTATGTGTCTTTTCTATAAAACGCTTATATACCCAATGATTGGAATCGCATGGGTTCATAATGATTATTACTCGATTGTGCAAGCCTTTCTGACGGATAGAGAGCATAATTCGCTCAAAGTCTTCCTCGCTAGTCCACTCCTCAGCCTCATCAACAACAAATATAGTCACTCCATGGATTGACTTTAACTTCGCAGTCTGATTACCACTAGAAGTATTGATACCACGGAACATGATTTCAGCTCCTGTCATCTTATTGACTATATCGGTCTTCGTGTTCTTGAAGTAATCCTGTGTGCCATCAATCTCTATTTTCTCTTTAACCTCTGGAATTACGGAAATAGCGGCACTCACCATTGTATAACGTGTATAAAGAATCTTATGCGCTATCTTTCTTTCGGCATTGTATTCAAAAGTAAGTCTTTCGATAAACTGAGAGACGGAGAAACTTTTTCCTGACGCACGACTTCCTGTAATAAGGTAAATGAAATGCGTCTTGTCATTATATAACGGATAATAAACGGAATGTGTTTTAGCCATTACTCACCCTCCCCTTGCTCTTCTGCTTCCTGTTCTATCTCTCTTTCAATCCACTTATTGACGGATATACCTTTCTTAGGGTCAAAAGGAATGCCCTTTTCCTCTTCATCCTTCTTACCTCTCTGTATCTCTCTCCAAGTCATATCATAATGGAATAGCCAAGTAGAAAGAGCTTGTACGTTAGGTGGAGTCTCCTGCTCAGTTTCTCTAGTTTCCACTACTATATCATCTGTCATAACTCCATCTACAACCATGTGTCTTTTGGTGGTTGTCTTGCCTTTTACCTTGACACCTCCAAGGGCGCATTTAAGGAATCTGCCACGCACGATTGCATTAATAAATTCTCTGCCACGCACGAGGGATTGAGTTATCCTTTCGCCTCTTTCCGCATTTTCGTCTTCATTCCAATTCTCGTATTTTCCGTTTTTCATTCGGTTGAAGACCTGTGGATTTAGGTCAACCCCAAACTTCAAACCAAGGGCGTAGGCAATTTCAGAATCCTTCTGACCTTGCTTTGCAAGCTGTTCTATCTCATCGTAGAAAGCATCGCCATTGTAATCAAATTTCGGTTTTGCCATTTTCTTGTATTTATTATTGTTTCGCTATATATTGGGCAGATGGGATTTACACCTTGCCTCTAATCTTGTTATACATATAGAAAGGAACAGCTAGTATGAACATCGGTATTGCCAATACCATAGCTATAGCCAAGTTCGCAATCTTCATTAATCTTTTCTTGTTCTTCTTCATAATCTTTCGATTTTATGAGTTGACCAATTGTCCTATCTTGTTTATCAAAGGGGTAAAAAGACACGACACCCATATATTGAACGTTTTCTTTCTCCTTTTTTTGAGAAACATAGAAACAATCATAAAGGGAATGAGCATACCTATTGTTATTGCCGCCATTATAAACCCTAACGTGAATCTTATAATCTTTTTCATTGCTTTCATATTGTTTTTTGTTTATATGCGTTTAGCAACCTTCATAAGCATTTCTCCCTTTATTACCTTATCGGTTTCGATAAAGCCAAAGGTGCTCATAAAGCGTTCCTTGTTTTCGATGTTGTCAAAGGATAGCATGACGTAAGACTCGGCTTCTAAAGCTTTTTCCGCTGCCTTGGTATTTACCTCTTTCTTTACCTGTTGCATACGCTCTTTATTCGCTTGATATTGAGCATCTTGCTGCTGATTGGCTATAATTTGATTTTGTTCTATCTGTCGTCTCTGCTCTTCTTGCACTTCCTTTGGTGCTGGCACTTTTCTGTTTTCGCTTTCTTGGGCAAATGGGTCTAGTAAGGAATTAAGTTCTTTACCTAACTCATCTTCGCCTTCAGTCTTTACCATTGCATCATAGCCGAACAGGGATAAGTCTTCTTCCGTTAATCCGGCATCCATATAGTTTATGTCCGGAAGTAACTCACGGACTTTCATGTCATCCCATTCTCCATGAGCATTCTCGGAATTAAGCATGAAATTCAGTTCAACTTCGGTCTTGTAATCCATATTTACAGCCTCAGCCAAAAGAGTATAATCCTTTTCGGGATAGCCCATAATCTCATCCACGATGGTTACTTTTTGGTTGCCGCCTACGATGGTCATTGTTTGCTTATTGACGGTTATACCACCAACAACGCCATATTTTCTTATGGAACGTTTCAATGTAGCTTTCTGCTGCGGTGAAATCTTCCTTGGATTATATGGTGCTATCTGCACTTCGGAGCGTTTGAACTCTTCTTGCTTGCCTGTGAAATAATCTCTTGGTTTCGTCATCTTATCAACTCATTGTTTCTTGCAAAGGTATGAATAATAATTGTTTAAGATGAATGTTTGTCTGCGTGTCTTTTCACTTTGTCTTTTTAGTGAAATAACATATCGCAGCAACATGCTAATTGGCTTATATTTTGGTTACTTTTGCACAAAAAAGATATGGGAGACGTAGGTAATAATGGGACATATGCTAGGCTGAGAGCACAAGCAACCTCAATGCGGAGAAAAGCCGAGTCGGTAGGTAATAAGCTACAAGCTATAGCGGAAGGTATAGCTAAGAAATATGGAGCAAGAGTCACTCCTATTAATTACAAGAGTGTTGACTCCATAGTACGTAAGGCTAAGGGCGAGGCTAATGGCATTAAAGACATAAAGGACTCGTACAGAACAACCATCATAGCAGATAAAGGGTCAATACCGAAAATAATAAAAGACCTAAAAGGAAAATACAAAGGCTTTGAGTTCGTAAGACTCAAGGAACAGAAACTGGATACTGGTTATTCAGGAAACATCATCAATATCCGGAACAAGAAGACCGGACTTATTGGTGAGATACAAGTTAACACTGCCAAGATGATTTACGCCAAGGAAAATTACTCGATAGCCTACAAGCTATTGGGTGGGAAGACCATGCGAGAAATCTATAAAGAGACCAAGAAACCATCCGGTTGGGGACATGCGTTATACGAGCAGAGTAGAACCGCCAAGAGTAACGGAGGCAAGAAACAAAGGTCGGTATCTATGCAACAAGCTTACTATGCAACGTTTCAATAATTAATATATTTAAATTTCAAGCAATAAACATTAATTTATTTGCAAGTTTAATATCTTTTTTATATCTTTGCATTGTAATAAGGAGATAAAGACTATGAATAATAAAGATAAGAACAAAATCAGCCACCTCCTTAAAAACGGAGAGTCGGTTTATGTTTACTATTGGGAGGATGACATCGTTGTCCGTTATCAATATGTAAATAAAGAACTTATGTGTTACCCTAAAGGTAAAGGACGTAAGCCAAAAGAGTTTAAGTTTAATGAGAACACCTATGCACAAGATGCTCTTGAACTAGGTGAGTTAATAACGAAAGAAGAATATGAAAGATTCTGAAATGATAGAGTTGTGCCTCCGCATTGCTTGTGAGGCGCACAAGGGACAGATTGATAAGGTTGGACTTCCGGTGATATTGCATCCCATCCATGTAGGAGAAATGGGTAATAGCACCGAAGAGATTTGTGTCGGATTTCTCCATGATACGATAGAAGATACGGATATGACCTACGACAAGCTGTTATCACTAGGAGTAAGAAAAGACATTGCCGATAGTGTATGCATTCTAACCCACAAGGAAGGTGTTCCGTATTTCGACTACGTACAATCTATCATCGACTCAAAAGATATGGTTGCAATCCAAGTCAAAATCAATGACCTGCATCACAACCAATCGAGAGCCAAGAAGTACGGATTCCAAAAACAATTTGAAAAATGTACTACTGCGCTTGCGATGATGGGAAAGTTCTTTCCACATGAGGAGGGGTAATACTACCCATCCTTTGAATATATGCCTTAACTAGTACGCTTGCGAGTATAATTCCAACCTAATTCCTTTGCGACTTCACGAAGAGCTTTATTAGTACTAACTACATCAGCTCTGTCCCAAGCAATTGACAACTGCTCTCTACTTATTCTTCCGTGAGTGTAATCGGAACTTGGTTTAGCGACATATGAATTAAAATATTTCATACGCCTATCCTTTATTTTTCTTGCAACATTCACGGCTTGACGTTGCGTACTTATTCCCCAACCATTCTTCGGTCTTTTCATAGAGTATGTATAAGAGCCTGTGATAGCTCTTATCTCTGATGCGTTATTTATGACCGTAGTAGCAATATCTGCACTACTAAAGCTTCTTCCTATCCTACCTGCAATATTGCTATCCAACCCTTCTCCTGGGTGGTTATGCGTCAATATCGCATCTTTGTAATTGTAACCACTTGGCAATTTCGTACTTGTAGAAGTACCTTTTGTGGAATGGCTTATCTCTTTTCCATTTTGGTCGAAAGCATAAATACGTTCTGTCTTTAACTTTCTAATCTTAGCTTCAGTGTCGGACAAAGCCGCATCCAAGCCACGGCTATGTCCGGCATTGATTTGCCTATCCGCTCTTTCGCCTCGTTGAGGTCTGCCTCTATATCCTCTATCCGCCATATATAAATCTCCTTTTTTATTTGCAAAGATACGAAATAACCTTGGGAGTACCTAAATATCAAAGGCTTACATATTCACTTATCCATATTGTGCAATCATTCTTTTTCTTTATTATACAGAACTTCAACACCTACCATCGTTTGTTTCACAGAAGACGGTTCACAACTCTTCTTTCTTGTTCCGTCATATCATTTAGAATTTAAGTTTTTCAGAAATTCCAATCTGTCTTCTACTTGTGTAAATGTATCATCCAACTCGTCATCACTCATAGAGGAATAGAAAGTATAGCTACATGGTCGCATAGTAAACCCATCAATCAAGAAGACAGAGAACCACATAATGCGCTTTACACTGCATTGTTTCAGATTAACTTCTAATGCTCCTTGTTCAACTTTAACGGCAATATTATTGTTTGATTTAATGTTTAATACCTTACCTAAAACATCGTTATATACTTCATTCATTGCTCTTCTCTTTAAATCCTACATATCTCTTCATTTCACTATAAGCTCTCTTCATAGCCTCAGCCGGAGAAAGATTATACTTTTTCTCAATATCGCTTGTTATGTCCGCAAGATGTATCCTAAACAGCTCTTCAATGTAAGTGTCATCCTTCATTCGCTGAACACCTCTTGCGTATATCTTTGCCTTATCCATTCCCCATTCCAAGCCCATTTCGTGTATGAATTCATCCAATTGCATAAGGCTTTTCTTTCCGAAGTTTCTGAATTTTACCATTTCGAACTTGGAATATTGTACCAAATCTCCAATAGTATCTATGTCGGCTGCCTTTGTCACATTAAGAACACGTACTGGTAAATTACAATTTACCAAGCGGATAGAGAACACTGAAGGAGGAACATCTTCTGAAAGTTCTTCTTCTTTTTCACCCTCTTGCATTATCAACTGCATTTTTACATTCTTAATTTCTTCTTTCAAGGAATTGTTCTCCTGCTTCAAATCAGCAAGTTCTTCAACCGCATAATTGAACTTCCGGATAGCCTTAATGACAATCTGGCGCACCCTCTCCCTTGAAAGTCCAAACTCGTAGGCTATATTACTAATTCTGTCGCCATTAAAAAATGCTTGCATAATCTTCTTCTCTCGCATTCCACCTTGTGACGTTAACTCCAATAACGTACAAAGTGAACCGCCTATCTTGTCATAGCTGAAAGAAGAAACGTTCAAGGCATCATGCATTAACATTTGTATCTTCGCATTTACCTTGCGCTCACTTGCCAGCAACTCTTTCTGTTCTCTATCAAGCAAGTCTTCTGTAACTGACAACATCTTGTACTTCTCGGAATACTTCTTAACATCATCTGCATTCACCCAAAAGCGTTTACTGCTCTTATCATTGTAGCCTCCAAGCAAACCCTTGTTAACCCAATTCGTTACCGTTTGAGGGTCAACACCTAAATAAGCAGCAGCATCATTTCTTGTCATTCTCTCCATACGAACCCCTTTCTTTTATTTTTTTGTTCTTGAAATATTCGCCATAAGCTTCAATCAAATCCTTTTCTGTTATACCTCTTGCCAAACAATCTTTAGCGAAATCTACCTGTACATTATCATTCCTTTGAACTTTAGTGTATCGTTCAGAATATTCTTTAATTAAGTCGGCAACTACCATATATGCTTTAATTTGGGAAGATCTAAGCATATCTACGCTAACAAAAGTCTTGCAAATATTAATACCTCGCTTATAGTCAATCTTTTGCAGATAAAGCCCCATACTCGTAGCGACAACCTTGCTTGTATCATTCTTATAAATAAGCACCGTATAAGCCACTTCTCTTTCAATATGGGCTAAAACCCTATTAATTGGCATATTCTCTATTCCCAATGCTCGCTCGGCATATCTTCGTAAGAAATGGGGCGTATAACTGAACTGCTCTGCGCTATTCTCTTCGTCCAACAAGGAAGTAGCACATACATAATCATTCGTCTCCTTGCAATAGATAAACATATCGAAATAGAATTGTCTGATGTTTCCTCTATTTACATACACGCATACTTTGTACTCGGTAGAGTCTTTCGTCTTGAAATCATAACATTGAGTAGTACATTGCCCCATTCCCTTTCGAAGTTCACGGATGAGCTTCTTTGCTTTTTCGATAGCAAATTTTTCTAGCATAGGCTTATCCTTCTTGAATATCTCAAAGAGTTCACGCCCTGTCATTGAACCTATAATCATTCTTTTCCCTCCTCTTTCTCGTTTAATTCATTAGTGAAAAACCTTTTTAGCCCATCATACTGCTTTACCACCTGCTCTAAAGCTTTATTCTTTTCACGTAACTCATCACGCTCTAAGAGTAATTTTCTGTACTTCTCTAACTCACATCTAACTTCTTTCGAGTTAAGCCTCTGTAGTCGATTGTTGAGTTCGTTAAGTTTATAGCCTTGTTCACGTGTTTTCTTGCGGAGACGACACAATTCTTCTTGCATTTTGGAATAATTCTCCAATACCCTAAGAGTTATTCGCTCTTCAGGTATATCCTTATTCTTATCATTTTTTCTAGCCTTACTCATGTTTAAAACTCCTTATCCTTTAAAAATAAAACACTCCCAACTAAATAACTACCTTTCCAACCTAATTGTTTTGCGTGACTTGTTGCTAATGTATTTATTCGCTTGAACCTTAGTACTCCATCACCATCACATAACAAAATATTATCGCCATCAAGATGTATCAATTCAACATATCCATCAACCAAAGCCTGAGCTTCCTCTAGTGAAATCTTTTCTCCATTCTTTGGCTGCACCTCTTTGATAATACCTCCTACCTCATATAACTTCATACTCTATAAATTTAAATAAGACATCATATCTTGAACGGCATCCATATCGTGCTCGATACTCTGCTCATATTTGCTTTTAAGACTTTTATACCCCTCTAATATCGAAAAGCAATAATGTTTGCCATCAAAGTAAAAAGGCAACTCATTGCAATTCTTTTTGTTTGCCGTGAAATTATAAGGACTCCCATGTTGAAAATCAAACTCGAAAGAGCTATTATCATCTTTGCATCGCTCTACTATCTTACTTCTCCATTCTGCAATATGTGCCTGCATCTTTTTCTTATCGTTAGATGTTTCTATCCATAACGTAGATAACGTAGTCCCCAATATAGCCAACTTGATAACGTAAACGTTATTTGTAGCCACTGGCTTCAAAGCTTTCAATGCTTCATCCAAAGCGTTAGCCAAAGCTTCGCTATTACAATTATTTTCCTTAAATTGGCTTATTACTTGATATGCTGTATTCTTATCCATAATTCTAAGTTTTAAATTTCAACACCAAAATTTTCTGCAAAAATCTGAAGCATAGTCAACTCCAAAATAACTTTCTTCGCCTCGTTCTCACTCATACCATAGCATACTGCAAAACGCTGACGTAACGTTGCGCAATCCATATCGTGACGTTCGTTTAAGAAAGCTATCATATTTCTTACTTATTCTTTGCTATTCTTTCTCTTAGACAGTTTTTATGGTGTGTCTCACCTTTTTTATTATTTGTACTTTTCAATTGTATTAAAGACATTATCTAAAGCCTCATCGCAATACGCTGTACTAGTTACACATGCGCCTCTTGAAATCGCCTTGTAGCAATCTCTAAGACCAAGCAAGCCACTAATAAGCTTAGATGCATCATAGCAAGTAAACTTATTCAAGTCCAATGCATCAATAGCATTTATGCCATTTTCTGTGATAACACCTTTAATATCATTGATGAACTTCTTCTGCTTGTCGGTAATCATCTTCATAACAATTGTGCTAGTTTTTAACGTGCTCGCCCTGCACTATCTTGCAAGAAACTTGTCTTGCGGCAAATCTTCAAGTATCTCTTAAAGACATTGCAAAGATACGATTTTATTTTTTAACTTGCAAATATATTATGGTTTTTCTTTACGCATTTAACTTTTGTTTGCTTTAAGTGCTGCTAATTTTATGATTTTAACAATATAGGCAGACTTTCGCAAGCCCGCCTATACCAAAAAGAAAATAATACATTATTATATATATAAATTAAAAAGAGTATTACTTGTTGTCATACCTATAAAGAATCACCCTACTTTGCGGAAACACCTTATATATACGCTCTAAGTCTTCAGGTGCATTATCCCTTAGCCATGCAAAACAATCCAAGTCCAAAGACAAACCTCCTGATGCATTCCCCACCTCAGCATTCTCTGATCGCAATGCTCTGGAGTACATTATCGGCTTAGGTAGATGCCGATGCTTCATATATTGAAGGATTTGTTTTTGAGTAAAATCAGCAAGAGGATAACAATTCCCACCATGAATGTAATTTTCATCCTCATAAGACTTCAACATAAGGCTACGGTTCATCGAGTCTGCTTTCTTCATACCAAAGAACACGTATTCTATTCCGAAACGTATCTTTAAGGCTTTTACGACCATAGAAAGATTAAGTACCTTTACCTTTGGGTTCGGTACACAATACACCCCATAATGAAGATTGTATGTAGTATTCCAATGCGGAATTTGCTCGAACTCTATCTTCGGGTATCTTGCCCTCAACCAGTTTATCCATCGCTGTATATGTTCCAAGTCTTTTACGAGATACATAAATACACACACTATCCGTTCAAACTTATCATACAATAAGTCCAATGTAACAATGGAATCCTTGCCAAGAGACATCATAACAATGCAATCTGGACTCTGTTCCCTAACCATATCAATTACCATATTGGCAACTTCTATGGGATTTTTCCTCACTAGAAGAGGCTTTACTCGCTTACGTCCCATATTACAATAAACCTAAGACCTGACTTCCGGAAACACGCATAGAGCTAGTGGCTACCATGTGCAGCATATCACAAAACAGCTGCTTCTGTTCCAAGCTTTCAAAGTCGATAAATATGAAGTTATCAATATCTTCCTGCCTTTTCATGCCGACATCAGTACAATGTTGCTTCTGCTCTTTAACCTCTTCCTTTGTCATCTTAGGCTTGGCAGCATGCTCGGCTACAATCTCTTCAGATGTTTTTTCTATGTTTGGCAATTCCGTCATTGGTACTGGCTCAGCTACAGAAGCCATCGGTTCATTCAGAAAATCCTCACTGAAGTCATTCATACCAGACTCTTTTAAAGATGCTTCCAAATCATCTTGCAACATTTTTATTTGTTCAGTGTCCTGTTCCGTGAAGCCAGCAGCCTTGAAATCTATTTCGTCTATACTGAAATTCTTAGCAACCAAATTGTAATCTATCGGGTCTTGCGACTTCGCCATAAACAACAACTGCTCCTTTTCGGTCTTCTCATCAAAATCAACGGCTTCTACCTTGATGTCATAATCCGTTTCGGGAGTTCCATCATAACCTTGGATAAGGTCAACACTCATCACTCGTTTATGTCCATCTATAAGATTGCCTGTTGTCTCATTCCATTGAATACCACCAATGAGACCAACTTTCTTTATGTTAGCTTTCTGCTGCTTGATGTCTGCATCGGTATGTACCTTCGGATTACAAGGGTTCAGATTTATCTGAGACCTCTTTATTATCTTTGTTTCACTTCCTTTTTTCATTTCAGTTCCTCCTTATTATTAGCTTTTAACATGACTATCCTTGCCATAGGGAATACCTCGTATATCTTCTCCAAATCTGCCGGATATAACTCTTTGAGATACTTTTGGTATTCTATATCTTCAATATCAACTCCCGAACTTTGCTTATTCGTTCCACACACCTCTGGGTTCTTCAAGCGATGGTCAAGAATAAAATCCAAAATCTCCTTATTCTTATATGTAGATAATGGATAAAACTTCTTCGTCTTCCAATTAATAGCTTCCTTCCCATCCGTATAACTTCTTAGCATAAGGCGTCTGTTCAAAGAATCCGATTGTTTGAATCCATAACAAGCCCACTCAACTCCTAGCTTCTCCCTAAGTTTCTCGGTAATGTCAGCTAGAGTCCATTGCCTTTGTTTTGTATTCTGCTTTATTCCCATATACCCTGTCTTAATATAATTGAACAAAGCATAATGGGGAACTTGAACAAATTCTATGTTCGGGTATTTGGCTTTAGCGTAATTGTAGTAACGCATGATATGTTCCAAGTCTTTCACAAGATACATGAATACAACAATAACTCGCTTGAACTTCTTGTAACATAAGTCAAGCAAGACGATAGAATCCTTTCCACTCAAAGAATGGAAAAGCAATATACTGTCTGTCTCCTTGGAAACATCGTCAATGATTTCTCTTGCTCTTTTTAGTTCTTGCATACATTATTCTCCTTAAAAACAAGGGGTGAATGAAACTTAATTCATTCAACCCCTCTAAGACTTTTAACCTCTTCTAAGTCTGCGGTTTACACGCTCTGTGACGTTATTAGCTGCTGTACGAGCTGCCAATGTACGCATTGCGCCACCGTAAGTAGTTCCTTGTGCGCCAGTGTTACGATATTCGATATTTCTACCACGCTGTCGTCTCTCACCTGCACGAAGACCTGTTGTACGATTTGTTACCGCTCTCCATTGGGTGTAACGATAACCTCTTGATGCCTCTGACATAGTTGTAACGTTTTAAGTCCACGAATCATAAACTACTCCCCTTGAGGAATTATCTAGGGTCAGTGGACTTACGCCCACCTACTTTAGAGTCGTTTTAGTTACCTTGTCAACAACAAAGAAGAAAAACAAAGGACGCTCTTTCTCTTTTTTAAGCTCCAATGCCTCATACATTTCATCCAGGTCATGACTATCATACTCTTCATGAAGGAAATCCATATCTTCTTTCATTACGATGCAGGTATCATTCACCAAAACATCGCAATCGAGATACCACGAGTTGTTATAATCATGGAAGTGGATTGTCTTCACTACTCGCAATGGGTCAACAATACCCTCCTCTTGCGCTTTAATTACATCCTCTTCTTCACCATGCTTTTTAAGGAACTCCAAAACATCCTTGTCAAACAAACGACCAATATAATGGTCTGTATAGGCTCTGTACTCAACCTTCTTCTTGCCTTCAAGAATCTCCTTAGCATTCTTTCTTGTCATAATCAAGTTAAGAACCTCAATAGGTTTGGCTGGCTTGAAATCGGGATACTTCTCTTTAAATGCACTTACCTGCGCATCAAAATCTTCTTTGTTATTACTCATAATTAATTATTTCAAGGAACGCAATGCAAAGATAGCATAATTCTTCCATCCTAACAAATGCGTTCGGGTTATTAAACTCACTTTTGGCTAATTGTGAAATACTATTTCTTTTCGCCAAACTTCTCTTCAAACGACTTATTTACTTCTTCAAACTCGCTGTCATCAATGACATTTGGGTCAAAATTTTCTTCTTTCTTCATATTCATATCTCCTATATGTTTTAGATAATCATTCTTGATCTTTCTCCAGCAATGCTCGCATCTTGAAGACTTCGTGAACTCTGTCGGCTCGCAAGGGTCAACATCTTTCAAAGAATCAAACTCATGTGGCAGTACCTTAAACACGTTTTCAAAATGTTCTTTATTGTATTTTAAAGCTTCGTCACGATAACGAAACCAAGTACAACATTCTTGAATGCTTGTGTTCTTGCTGAAAATCAAATATGCTTTATTCATATATTCAATACAGTTGTTTCGGTGTGTCTCACCTTTTATATTACGTTGCAAAGATAAGAAAAACACCTAAATCTTGCAAATTATTTAATACATTTCTTTTAAATATTAAATATAATTTATATTCAGAAACACATTTTAATCCTTCATCACCTCAAAATGAGCATCCATAGCCTCAACAATATTGCATAACGTATCAATATCTGCGTTAAAACGCCCGATTTCAATGTTACGAATGTTGTTAGGCTTATAACCTGACTTTTCTGCCAACTCCTCTAAGGTCATACCGCTAAGTTCACGAACCTCTTTAATCTTCTGACCCATGATGTAGCGATAGAGATTTCGATTGCGATGTTTCTTATCATCATCGGGATTACGTCTTTGCTGAAGATAAGCAATCTCAAAGTTTCTTATCTTCAGACAATTCACCATGTTGTCAAACACCTTGTGCTTAGGCGGAAGAGGAAAACCATCTGCATCCTCTTTAACTAGTTCAATCTCGCCACCTTCCGTAGCCTGTATATACTGAGCGAAGCGCACAGCATCATCGTAGTACATTTCCGTAAATCTTTGTATCATATTTTAAGAATTTTCTGCAAAGGTACACAAAATAACTCACATTTGGTCAAACTTGAAATATAGAAATAGGTTTTATTTGGTATTTTTAATACTTTGCGGTATCTTTGCACAATAGGAACAAAAATAATTTAAATCAATAACTATGTGGGTATATAGCGAAAAACAAAAGACATGGGTCAACCTTGAACAAGTTCAGCGAATAGCTAGCGATGGACAAGGTGGATATTTGTTGATAAGTCAAGATGGCAAGAAAACCTCCATCGACCAATCTTGGTATGACAAGGCAATGCGTTGGGTTGACCCTGACTGGTGGGAGAAACATCCTAATGGCGGAAAGGATTCCTTGAACTTTGAAGAAGCTCTGAAGGCTATCATGAAAGCTACTGGTGCAAAAATGAATAAAAAGGAAGAGGAGAACAAAAACAAAGAGGGGGAAGACTAAACTTCCCCTATCTCCTTATTATATTATATATTGTTTCCTGCAAGGTTGATAAGATAATCAACGACCTTTGCATTTGCCTTGTTGATATTGGTATAATCCTTCTGGATATAAATATCGGTTATGTCCAAGTCCGAAACATGGTTAAGAGCTTCATGAATCGTATATTTATCTATTCCCAGTTTGTTTCTAGCAATTGATGCCCAAGTATGACGGGCTGAATAGAAGTCAAAACGAGGTATTCCCAACTCGTCCGCTATATAATGCAGACCTTTGTTGATATGCTTGTTGAAGCTACCCGAATTGGAATACTTTATATAGAAATCAAAAACCCTAGATGTTCCTTTGTACTTTTTAAATAAAGGTTTTATAACATCAGGTACTTCTATTTCTATGTGGGCGTTGTCTGCTCGCTTGTCCCTAGTCTTGGCTCTGTCGTATGCAAGCACACCATTCTTGTATTGCGTACATTCATACATATCAACAGAATTCATTCCCATCAGACAGAACGACATAATGTAACAATCCCTAGCCATACCGATACGCCTTGTACCTTTGAAGTTAAACACTTTAACAAGGTTCTCTTCACTGATTACCCTGTTCTTTGTGTTAGGCATATCCTTGGGAATAGAGAATTTCTCGAAAGGATTATTGGTAATCACTTTCTTATCGTCCGTGTTGTATTCCTTAATAGCCTCATTGAACAAGTGACGGATATTGCCAAGGTATAAAGACTGTGCTCTAGGATGCCCATCGAGATAATCTTTATATCTATTAAGGAAACTATAGTCTATAAGCGAGAATGGCAGTTTTCTGCATTGATTAAAACGTTCCAAGGAGTTCAGCATTATAGAATAATTCTTCTTTCCTTTATTGGTGGAACGTTCTATCCATTTCTCTGCATACTCGAAGAAATCAAGAGTTTCGCTTTCTTTTGTTATATGCGAGAAAATCCAATCAATATCTACATCCTTGCCTAACAAGTCAATCTCTAGGTCATATAATTTATCCTTAAGGAGATTTATCTTGTCATCAATCGCCTTCTGTATCTTTCGGGATGAAATCTTCCCGCTTCGTGAGACGTCACTATCAGTCAGAACGATATTGGTAGGAATTCTTCTTCTCTGCCCCTTGTGTGAGACTACGATAGATACCTTTCTAGACTTATCTAGCTTTGGTTTTCCAAGTTCATATGTTATTGTTGCCATAATGATTCTCTTTAAATTTACAATGTATTGCGGACATTTTTGTGCATTTGCGGCAATTTTGCGGCATTTCTACACTTTACTTGTGGATTGTACAGCTTACTTGTGAAATTCACATCATCGCCATATACTCTATCGCATACGACACTAATAGACTTACTTCACGCTTATAACTAGATGAATTTTAGCGTTTTAAAGCAAAATAGGTGACATAACCTTTCGATTATATCACCTACGCTTTATGCTTTGTTATTGTGATTCCGTTGGGGTTCGAACCCAAGACCCACAGCTTAGAAGGCTGTTGCTCGGAATATCAATAAATATCTAAGCAATAGTAGCTTACACTACAGGTGAATAATCATTTTGCGGCAATTTTGCGACATTTTTTGCAAGCCTACTCCACAGAACATACAAATATACTTTACATTATCATTTCCTTTTCTGCTGATATTCCACAACTAAGAGCTGCTTCACATCTACTAAATCCAACTCTAAATCACGATAGGTAGGATTAAAGGAACGCAATATAAGCTTTCCATTATTCATATCCAAGTCAATGATACGCTTCAACAGAATACCTTCTTTATGAACTATGATATATTCCTTTCCGTCTATATGAAGTCCATTGCTCTTGACCATGTAGTCAGGGCAGACTTTACATATAACGATGTCTCCATTCTGATAAGCTCTAGACGAGCCATCATCCATAGAATCACCGCTTACCTCGAATGCTACGTACTTTTCTTTATCTTCCTTTACAATAGGGATTGTAGGGAGCGATGATATATATACATCATCTGCATATCCGCTGAGATAACCTGCATAAGCCATCTGTGGAACAAGAGGAACAAAGCTGACGCTTGAATTGATATTCGACTTGATGTCGTCATTAAACATCTTTCCTTCTCCAGTCTTAAGCCAATTCAAATTTAGCTGAGGGTAAGCCAAAGAGATATTCTTCAAGAAAGTCTCGCTAGGCATATCCGGCAACCTGTTAATTGCACTGGTATAGCTCTTACATTTCCGCAAGAAGAATGTAGTACTAATTCCCATCTCCGTACAGAATGGCGCAATTCTGCTTTTGTAGTTGTTGAATTTTTCAATATTAGCCTCCGGCTGCAACATTTCACCAGCTCCATTAGCTAGCCAATCCATATTAAGATCTGGGAATTTAGAATTTACTCTATAAGATACCCTTGCCGTGAACACACCATTTTTCCCTATGATTGGAAAGTTAGAGGCCACATCGGCTTTGTCGCAAAATTCACGTTTGGTAATTCCTTTATATTTAAGATACTCACGCAGTCTAGTCTTTGCGTTTTCGTTTTCGCTTACCTTTATAGGTGAAGAGATGAACATTTCCCCCATTCCTGTCCTAATATAACTTGGATTTACCTGCGGAAATTTTCTCGTTATAGCTTGCAAGCTTTTGGAAGATACACGATTAGTTATACGGCTTACGAAGCCATGTCCTAAGCCTACGGTCTCCTCGAATTTTTCATTTGAAGTGTAACCCAAAGCAGTGATTACAGCCTTCAGTCTTTCGTATGCACTATTCATAACCTAAAATTTAATACGCAGTAAGCGCATGTGTAACTTAATTTATGTAAACATTTAGAGTTTAAAGATAATAAAGGTTAATATAGTATATTTAAACACTAATTTATTTGCATATTTGCGATACTTTTCTTATCTTTGCACTCGTAAACGTTAAATATGTTGCAAATATACATAAAAATATCGTAACTTGCAAGAAATTTAATATATTTTTTGTAATATTACATAAAAAGGTGAGACACACCATAAAAACTGTAGAAAGAATATGTCATTAAGCGAGATTAAGCAATTAGTATCAGTCGCATTTCAAGCGGGACGGATGGATGCCCAATTCGAAATGGGCTTGCGTTCCGACAAGATACGCAGAAAGGATGCCGAATGCTATCTTGCATCAAAAGGATTCGAAAAACAGATGATTGACAAATGGGTCAAGAATAGGTTAATGAAAGAATATGTAGGTGAAAGTAAAAACTCACCTAGATATTATTCTCTCAAAGAAATCAATGAACTTGTTGTTTCTTGTCAGATAAAGAAAATGATTATTTAAAATATACGACTATGGCAGAGAATGAGACAGCGAAGCCTGTAGAAGGGCAGAACGTAGAAATTAAGGATTATGAGTTTCGCCTCCTTGATGCGGATGAGATAGAAGTCCGTGTCGGTCAAGGTGGTAATCAGAAGTCACCGGACTGGTGTTCCTTGTTGCTTTATAAGGACGCAAGATGTGACATGAGACGATTAGATGAGAAGTTCGGCATCTATGGTTGGAAACGTAAGCATGAGCTTATTGGTCAGAACCTCTTTTGTACGGTTTCCGTTTATAAAGAAGGTATCGGTTGGATAGATAAACAAGATGTTGGTACACCAAGTAACACTGAAGCCGTTAAAGGTCAAGCAAGTGATTCTTTCAAACGTGCATGCTCTTGTTTAGGTATCGGTCGAGAATTGTATACTGCTCCCAAGAAGATATTCATCAACCTCAACCGAAATACCGAATATTCTCAAAGCGGAAAGTTGAAGACAATTTTCCATGTAGGATATGTAGGTTATACTAACAGATGTATAACAAAACTCATCATTCAAGATGAGAATAACATTGTACGTTGGTATTGTGGCATGACCGAGCAAGAAGTTCTTGAATGGATGAATAAGCAGAAAGAAGTATATGGATGCTCCGAACCAGCTCCAAAGAGCGAGGAAGAAAAAGATGAAAATCTTAATGAGCAAAAACAGTATGCTTATCCACAATTGCAACAGGCTCAGATTTGGGAGGACGTAGATAGAGTTTGGAACGGATTTCCAGACCTTCAGAAGTCCGAAGAGTTTAAACGAAAATGTGCATTACGAAAGATGGAACTCGCACAGAGCAAGAAGGATTTAAAAGCAGTTTATGATGCTTATCCAGAATATCAAAAGAATGCAGAGTTCTTAGCTAAGTTGACACAATTTAAATCAAGATTAGTATGATACAATTGAATAACAGCAGAGTCCTTTATGAGGACTCCACACACCAGTACTTTTATGATGGTCGTGAATTGAGTGGTATTACAGGTATGCTTCATCAGTATGTCTTCCCCAACATGTACTCTAACGTAAGCGAAAAAGTATTGAAAAAAGCTGCCGAAAAAGGCACTATTATCCACGAGCAGGTTGAGTTGTTTGCTTCATTGGGTATAGAGCCAGCCTCAGAGAGTGTCAAGGCTTTTGTTGCTTATATCAAAGAGAAAGGATATGAGATTATTGGCAGCGAATATGTCCTTCGTATCGGAGAAGACCATGCAAGTGCAATCGACTTGGTGATGCACAATGTTGATGCACCGGACAATGAGGTTGAGATTTGGGATATTAAGGGTACTTATTCCGTTAATAAGGAGTATGTGCGTTGGCAGAACTCAATGTATAAGTTCGGTTTCGAAACATTGAATCCTCATCTGAAGGTTACACGTATATGTTGTATGTGGTTGCGTGATGACGAGAAGCGTGGAACAATCTGTAAACTCATCCCATTAGGCAAGCCAAGACCAGCGAGTGATGTTAAAGAATTGTTCCGATGCGAGAAAGAAGGTCGTTTGTATTGTGATGATGCAAAGACACCTTATTATATTATAGATAACGAAATCGCACTCATGGACGTTCAAGAGCGCATTGCTAAATTGCAAGAACAGGAGAAGGAGTTGAAGGCAGCTATCTTTGATGGTATGTCAAATGACAACCTCACTTCTTATAAAACTTCAATTTACACTTATTCTTTGAAGTCCGCTTCTGAGAGAGTTACGTTAGACACGAAGGCTTTTGATGCGGATGATGAAGAGGCTTACAACCATCTATTGGAAAAGTACAAAAAGGTAACTAAGGTAAAGCCTAGTTTGACCTTGAAACGAGTTGGATAATTTATTGTTTTATTAAATATTTTAAGTTATGGCAAATAGTTATAAGGGTAAGATTGTTGCTATCGAAGGCATTCAATCTATTCAGAGACAAGGTAAAGAACCATTTGAAAAGAGACGTTTGATGCTTGATGCAACACGTTTCGATGGTTTGACAGGTGAACGTGGCTACGAAAAGCGCATCATCTTTGAATTCAGTGGTAAGAATGTACATGTTCCGGATGGTTTTAATGTCGGGGATATTGCTGAAGTATTCTTTGACGTTGAATCATATCAAGGAACGAAGAAGGATGGTACAACAGATTGGTTCACATCGGTTCGAGGCTACAAGATGCAAAAGATAGAAGCACAGAACAATGCGCCACAAGGTGGAATGCAAGCTGCCGCTAACAATCCTTTTCCACCACAAGCTCCAGCCGCAGGTGCAGCCCCAATGCCACCAGCGCAGCCAAGTGGCAATAGCGCATCTGATGCACCATTTTAAACTTATTATGGTGGAGAATTAATTTTCTCCACCTTTCATTAAAGAAAGATGGTATATAATATGTTGAATCCTGTCGAGCTTGAAAAGTTCGAGGAACGGACTAAGGCAATGATAGCCAAAGCCAAGAAACTACAAGGTGATTATTATAATGAGAAGTTCTTTGTTGTTGACCTTAAAGAAAGACAACAATCTAGGACAATACAACAGAATGCTTATCTGTGGGTAACAATCACTTATGTAGCTATAGAAGAGGGATATACCAAGGACTATATCGAACAAGAGTTCAAACGTGTAAATAAGGATGTTTTTCTTAGGGAGCGTGAGAATAAGCAAGGAAAGACCTTTCAATATTGGAGGCACATACCAGACCTTGACAAAGAAGAAATGTCTTTATGTATAGACCGATGGCTTCATCATTGCTCTATGGAAAGAGGATTATACATACCGACTCCGCAAGACCATGCTTATATGGTATGGCAGACGCAGGTGGAGAGGCAAGCAGAATTAAATAAAGAGTTTTTGTAAGGATGTAGGTGACAAAAATACCACATTCAGTAATTTAAGATATAAGAATATGAAATCATTAACAGGAAAGTATTTTATTGTAGGTGTTCGTTATGAGAAGACTCTAGAAGATGGAACGAACGCCAAGACTACTGAACAATATGTTGTAGATGCCTTGTCATGGTCAGAATGCGAGGCCAAGACAACCGAGGAAATGGCTGCATATACCAATGGTGATATGGAGATTGTCACTATGAAGAAAGCAGGTTTCTCTGAGTTGTTCCTTTCAGAGGTAGATAGTGAGGATAAATACTACGATTGCAGTATTAACATGATTACTATTGACGAAAAATTTGGCAAGGAGAGGAAGACCAAGGTTCGTTATCTTGTGCAGGGTGATACCATTGAGAAGGCACGTAAGAATGTTGATGAGATTATGGGTAAGACTATGATTGATTACAATATTACAAGCCTTAAGGAAACATCAATCATGGATGTATTCCTGCATAAAGATAAATAGAAAAAAATAAGAGCAGAATTGCTTAAAGTGTTTAAAATTAAGGGATATGATTTCATACAAGTACAAGCTATATAGGACAAAGAAGACGAAGCATTTGGATAAGATGCTCCGAGAGGCTTGCTATGTTTGGAATCATGCACTAGCCTTGCAGAAGAGGTACTATAAGCTGTACCGCAAGTACATTCCAAAATTTACGATGTTTAAGCATTTCTCTAAGCGATATAAGCCAGCTTTGCTTAATAGTCATACCGTGAGGGAAATCTTGGATAGATTAGATGTAACTTACAAGCGTTTCTTTAAACATGATGCAAAGCGTCCACCTAAGTTCAAAAAGATGGTTGAATTTAGTTCGTTCGTCTTTATGGATAATGGCTATTCCTTCAGTGGAAACGTGTTGACGATAAACAAGATAAAGAAGTCTTTCAAATTCTCTTTGAGCCGTCCCTACGTTGGCAAGGTAAAGAGGGTAACTGTCAAGCGCAACAAGCTGGGCGAATACTTCATCGTCCTTTGCTTAGACAAGCAAGCCGAGTCTTACGGAAAGTCACATGATGGTGCATCCGTGGGCATCGACTTTGGATTGAAGAAGTACATGACTTTGAGCGATGGGCGTGAGATTGATAATCCTCAGTTCCTTAAAACTGACTTGTTGGAGCTTAGACGCAGGTCTCGCAACCTCTCGAAGTGCAAGAAGGGCAGCAATAACCGCAAGCGCAAGAAGCTGGAATTGGAGCGATTGTATCGGGATATTGTGAACAAGCGTTCCGATTTCCAGTGGAAGATGGCGCATGAGTTGTGCAAGCGTTATGACTTGATTTGCTTGGAGGATTTGAACTTGGAGGGAATGAAGCGTAATTGGGGACGCAAGATGTCTGACTTGGCTCATGGCGATTTCGTTGTGAAGTTGGAACACGTTGCGAAAAAATATGGCGTTCAGGTTCATAAGATTGACCGATTCTTCCCTTCGAGCCGCCTTTGTACTTGTGGTTATAAGAATGATAAGCTGTCATTGAGTGATAGGATTTGGACTTGTCCTAGTTGTGGTGCTGTTCATCCTAGAGACCTCTTTGCAGCTGAGAATATACTTCGGCAGGGCATTGCCGAATTGGGGAGTGGTAGCAAGTCACCCAAGCACTCGCAAGGGCGCAGCCACGTTAGTCACCCAACAATTCCTTGCAAGTAGCGAGTGAGTATGTCAATCGACCCCCACAGCAGCAACTATGGAAAGAGATTATATTTTAGAAAATATTCAGAGCAAAGGAAATTACGAATTATATATTCCACCTAATGTAAAACATCATGGGTATTTTCCTAAAGGGCACAAGCCTTGGAATAAAGGCATATCTTGGAATGAAATGGGTATACCGAAGGAGAAGCAAGATGCTATGCGCAAAAATTTGGAAACATACCAAGGAAAAGGAAATCCGAAATTAGCCGGATGGAATTCAAGACCAGTAATAGCTATTGACGAATATGGAGAGCAGGTTCATTGGTATAAATCGGCAGCTGATGCTGCAAGGAAACTAGGACTTATCCGTAGGAACATTACGAGGGCTTGCGTAAAAGGCTACTATTGTGGTGATTTTAGATGGAAATACGATTCTAGATTTAACAAAGGATAAAGATTATGGGATATTATGATAGATTCAACAAAGGTGGAAAGAAGCCTAAACACCAAAGGAGCGAGAAGCAAAAGTGGGTTGACAAGCTAGATAGGCTTATGTCGGTTTATATCCGCATGAGAGACTCTAGAGAGTTTCACTATAAGTACTTCAGATGTATCAGTTGTGGAAGAATATTGCCAATCGACCAAGCCGACAATGGGCATTATTGCGGACGAACTCATATGAGTTTGCGCTTTGATACACGTAATCAGAATGCGGAATGCAAACGATGCAACAGATTCTCTTCTGACCATCTTATCGGTTATAGAAAGAATTTGATAATGAAGCTTGGAAGATTGGCTTATTTGCAGAAGCATCCTCACGTTCCTTTAGATATGGAAGAAGTTAAGCGGCTCGGAGAGCAACAAGTTGATTTATTGGAGGTAATGAAACATCAAGCAAAGAATTGGTCGGTGTTTGAATTACAGGAACTCTATAAATACTATGCGGCTCTAATTCTGAAAATGAATGAAGAAAAAGATAATCAATAAGGTTTAAATAATGTTACCGCATTAATAATAAACACTAAATTGTTTGCATTTTCAAATTATTCTTCGTACCTTTGCAATCGTCTTGGTGAGACACACCATAAAAACTGTAAGGTCATTTTTCTATTGGCTTTTGTTATGCATAAGACTTGTGCATTCCTATATAGTAACAAAAGTGATTTCATATTATTTGTGAAATGAAGTTTAAATTAAGACCATATCAAGAAGAGGCAAGCAAGAAGGCTGTTGAGTTTTTCTTGGATGAAAAGAAAAATTGGAACGCTCTAGAAGTGCTTCCTACTGCATCGGGCAAATCATTGATTTTGGCAGATATAGCTGCTAGACTCAAGGATAAAGTGCTTGTGTTCTCTCCTACTAAGGAAATTTTGGAACAAAACTACAAGAAGTATTGTTCTTATGGATTTGATAATGCCAGCATCTATTCCGCTAGCTTTAAATCAAAGGAAATCAGCGATGTTACTTTTGCTACAATTGGTAGTGTGAAAGGACATCCCGAATTGTTTACTGACTTCAAGTACATATTGATTGATGAGGTTCATTTAGTGAAACCTGAATCCGGCATGTATAAGGAGTTTCTTGATAAATTAAAGAGTAAGGTCATAGGCTTAACCGCAACACCTTTCCGTTTGTATTCCTATCAAAACTATGGTAGCATACTGAAGTTTCTGACAAGAAGTCGAGACAAGATTTTCAAGGAACTTATTTACTATGTTCAAGTTGAGGATATGGCTAAGAACGGATATATCTGTCTGCCAAACTATTACTCTTGTCCACCGCCACAATGGAACGAAGGAAACTTGCAACTCAATTCAACTTGCCGTGATTACACTGACCAAAGTGTCAAGCAAGAATATGAACGTGTAGATTTGTACGGATGGTTAGTTAGTGTTGTCAATAGATTACTTAATCCAAAACGAGGTGGACAACGTAAAGGCATCTTGGTTTTTACCAAGTTCGTTAAAGAAGCTCAGATGCTGACCTATTCCATACCTAACTGCGAAATGGTCTGTGGAGAGACACCACCTAAAGAACGTGAGGCTATCATCGAGCGTTTCCGCAATGGGCAGACTAAGGTTCTGGTAAATAGCCAAATCTTGGTCGTAGGCTTTGACTATCCGGAGTTAGATACTGTAGTGTATGCAAAGCCAACACGCTCTTTAGCGCAATACTATCAAGTTGTAGGAAGACTTCTTAGACTATCAAAAGGAAAACAGCCTTGGTTTGTTGACCTTTGCGGTACTTATGATAGATTCGGAAAAGTTGAAGACTTGAAATTGCTAGACCAAAACGGCAGAGGGAAGTGGGTAATAATGAGTGGAAATAAACAATTAACAAATGCATTTTTTTAAGATATGGTAGTAAAATTAGACGAAAAAGCATGTAGCTTGGATACAGATGAATTGGTCGCTTTCGTCCGTCTGTCATTTAATGCTGATAAAGACGGATATGTGTATGGGAGCAACAAGGAACTATCGGATAAGATAGGTATGTCGGTAGCAAAAACCAAGAAAGCTATTGAGGGGTTATTTGAGAAACAGATGCTTTCAGTTGGAAACGGAAAAGTCTTCATTTGGAAGCATGAAGACAATATAGAATTTGCTGAAGGCGAAGAACCTAAGCCGCATAAGAAAGAGTCTGAACGTATAACACTAAATAACGTCCCTAGTGTAACACAAGTGGATGATAAAGCAAAGAAGGTTTGCGAATATTTCAATAAGGTTATCGCTGGAAGAGGAATGCCTCTAGTTCATGCCCTGACATCGAAGAGAAAGTCAATGATTAATTCACGGCTTAAAGAATACGGGAGTGAGCAGATGAAACTTGTAATAGATAAAGCAGCCTCTTCTGGATTTCTTAATGGAAGTCATGGATGGATGGCAAGTTTTGATTGGATTATGAAACCAAATAATTTTGTTAAAGTATTGGAAGGAAATTATGATGACAGAAAGCAAGGAACTAATAAAGACGCAGAGCAAGGCTATTATCAAGAGTCAGCCGACCTCGTGCAGCGTCTCAATCAACAGAGAAAAGCAACGAATATTCAATGAGTATGGAACATTCGATGATGTTCTAATGTCTTTCTCTCCATCAAGCCAAGTAGGTAGTAAGATGTCTATCGGAAAAGCTTTTAAGAGCAACGCACCGACACTAACCTATCTTGATCTGTGTTATGGAGAAGGAAGTGCAATAACATGGCTTGTAGCATGGGTTTCAGATGTATATGGAATCTGTGGCTTTGTAAATAATGAGGTTACTGACAATATCAAGATAATGACTGCAAATGCCATAAAGGATGAGTATTATTTCCTTAATCTGAACGAACTGATTACTTTCTTCAAGATGTTTATTGCCGGAAAGTTCGAAAAATTCTACAAAAAGCCAAATCCGCAAGTAATTACCAAGAGCTTGTACACTTTCTGCTTTCAACGGATGGATGCCGTTAATGCAATGGAAGCAAATATGCAGAAAGAAAAGGAGGCTAAAGAAGATGAGGCTATCAAACAAAATGCTATCACATATGAAGAATGGGCTGCAACAAAGAAAGCTAAAGGCCAAGAAGTCTACATAGAACTTATCGAAGACGATAAAGGCAACAAGCTTTTTCGAGTTAAAGCCCCAAAAGAAGACGCAAGGTTAGACTCGGCTTATATGATAGTCAAGAATACAACAAATGCCGATTTCAAGGCTATATGCAAGCTAAGAGAATGTTTCGTTAAGAAATATGGTATAGACCCATACGACTTGATTAGAAGTTTAGGGAACAAAAAACTTAGAGAATATGAAGAAAGAAGAAATTGTCAAGGCAATCATTAAGAACCTTAGAGATGTAAATGGCAAAAAGTTCCGCAAGGATGATGTTCAAGCCATTGTGAATTATTTCATAGACCTCACCAAGCAGTCGTTGCGCAACAGAGACCGTGTTATGATACGTAGCTTTGGAACATTTGTGGTACGACATAAAAATCCCAAGCAAATTAATTGCGTGCGAACAGGAGAGAAAACGATGACAAGGGAGAAAGACCATGTAGCTTTCATTCCGTCTAATGATTTTGACTTAGATTCAATAGTGTAAAATGGAGATAGCAGAAATAGAACAGATTATAGAGGCTTGCAACTTTGATGTTGCTAGCCAGACCCAAAGAGCAGAAACATTCAACGTAATTGACGCTATTGTAGAAATGCGCAAATACGAAGGTCGTTTCAATGCCAAACGTTGGGAATATGAAAATGATAACGGACGTGGCACGATAGAAATATATTCTAAACTCGTTGCCGGAACTCTAGAGGACAAATTAGCAGAGTTTGCTATTACATTATTCTCAATGGCCAATAAGTACAAGATGAATGTCAAATCGTTGAGGCTAGACCCAGATTCAATGAGAGACCGTTCCTTTGAAGACTTAATGATGTCTATGCTGAAGATTGAAATGACACATTACCGAGTGTTCAAGAAGATTATAATCTTGATTGGCATGCTTTGCGGATATTGCATGATGAATGGTATTGATTTGTTGTGGTTCGTTAATAAGAGACTTTTGGTAAACATTAAATAGGCTAAAATATGAATAAGTTAAAGTTAATTTTTACAAGTACGGATTTCGTATCTTATATGAAGAGTACTATGGGTATGTTATGCAAGGTTCTGATACGAATTCCATACCTTGTACTTGTTGGCATAGTTAGTACAACATGCTGGCTTGCCAAGTGTATTGTTAAGTTCTGTAAAGAGAACACAAAGGTAGCGGTGATTATCGGTTTTATCCTTTGCTTTATGTTAATGTTCGTTGAGTTTATCTATTTTAAACTTCAGCTAGCAAAGAGTTCGTATCAGACAAGTGAACTCATAAAGCGGAACTATGAGCTGGAGCAAACCGACAGATACGATATTGGCTTCCACGATGCGATGGCAAAGAACAGAGAAATGTTTACACAAAATATTAAGCCATGACGGATGAATTTAAAGATGCTTTTACAAGAGCACAATCCTTGCAGAGAAGATTCAATCCTGATTACATGAACTCCTTTTCGTTAGCGATTAAATACGATAGCTATTATGAGGAATATATGGAGATTGAATTGAGAACAGATAATGACAAGTTCTTTATTTCTACATTGACATGTGTTTACAAAGAGGATTATACTCTAAGATTAGACGAATTAGAAAAAACAATAGATAAATTATTAACAGATGAAGACGGAGAATAAAAAAGTTATTTTTGTAAGCCTGTTGGATATTATAAGTATTCCATCGGGTAATGAGCATCCTGTAGATATTACGGATTTTCAGCTTAAGCACGATTTCTTTAGAGCGTTGCAAGCAGATGATAATATAGTCCGTGTCAACATCTTAGGATATGACAAGAACCAAGTAATGTATTCAAGCGATATAACATTCGCAAAAATGCTATCGGTTATTACTTACGAAATTGCTATGTATGCTGATAAGGCGGTAGTTCCATATCGCTCTACTGATAATATTGATGATACTTTTGTTGATGCTGCAAAAGGCACCGAGAGTATAGAGTTTCTCAAAGACAAATCTAATTGGCTGATTATTGGGAACGATGATCTGGCTGATAAATTTGGGATTGACAATATAACAATGGAGAATTTCGTCAATGGAGAACTTGGAGACTATTCTGAAGGAACTAAGGCAACAGAAAAGAGATAAACATATTAAACCGGAAATCTTGACTTTGGCAACCATAAAGAATAGGTATGGGAAAGACCCATTACCTGAGTTACGCAATTTATGGGCGAAAGGACTGGTTAAGAATTGTAGAACTTTAAACGATTTAGGCTTTATATATAATGGATAAGGAATTAACAAAAAAGTTAGTTGCACAAGGCAAGGCTTATGTACTTGACTTGCGAGGTGGTAATGTTCCTTACAAGGAAGGTAATGCTGCGGCAGTTGATTTTTACTGCCCACAAGATGTAGTTTTGAACATGCCTTGGGTGAAAATGGGTAGAGGTCACATAAACCTGCATTTAGGTGTAGAACTTCCTAAAGATGTTGGTTTGGATATTCGTTCACGTTCCGGTTTTACGGATAAAGGTATGCTTGTAGATGTGGCTTTCATCGGCAAGGATGAAACACAAATTGGCTACATGACTAATGTTAGAGCGGATATTGATATTTGTCTAGGTTTGGTTGATGAAGACTACAGGGACGATATTGGTGCGCTTTATAGAGTTAATTCCGACCGTTATATGCCGACAGAAGATAGCAAATTTAAACTTGATTCAGATTACGACTATTATGTATTCGTAGTCAAGAAAGGTACTCGTATTTGTCAGGGTGCATTCCGCAAGGTAGAAAATCCAGAATGCATACTTGGAGAGTTGAATATGGAAAATAATCGTGGAGGAGGATACGGACATGGTGGAGCAAAATAACAATGGGTGTTGCGAATATGCTAACAAGTATATCTTTGAGATTAGACATTTGGCAGACATGATTGAATGCAAGGATAATGCCACTTTCGTTTCATCTCTAAGGGAGGACTTCGGAAAGCTCGGATTATTTTCAAGCGCAGCCAATTTCCTTCGTCTTATGTATGAGATTCGTGCATCTTCTGAAGATAAAGAAACCTTACGAAATCATATCAGCGTAATGGCGATGGAAGCCTTGCTTACGCTCTCTTGGTATATTGTCTCTGATTATAACGACATCATCGGGTCGCAAATCGAGCTTTTCAAAACCAAGAATAAGCGGTATGGAAACGCTTTCTCGGAATGTTTCTCTAAGGATGGTTATCCGTATGCATTCGGTCATTTGCAAGAGAAAATTAATCGTATTTGCTCTTTGCTTACTTTGAACGAGGATGCTAAAGAAGAGCCTATTCTTGACAGCTATAAAGACTTGTTGGGATATTGCATTTTAACTCTAATAGAAATAAAATGAAATACAAGATTAAAAGAATTGAAAAAGTTATCAATGGGCAGAGTTCGTTTGAGCACTGCTCGTTGGTAGTTTTCGACATAGAAATGTTTAGAAAACAAATAGATGCAGACGAGGTTAACTTCGTCTATGAAATGTTGAACTAAAAACGGAAAAGAATGAAAGAACCAGACATTGAAATGAATCTAAAGAAAATCATGGAACGCATAAAATGGATTAGAGAAACTAAGGCCATCTTATCCAAGGAAGAAATAAGTCTTTCCATTCCATTGATGCAAGATTTATCGCAAGTAGGCAATATTTACGATAAGTTTATGAGCTATCATGCCGGACGAAATTCCACAATGGTACGCAAGCAATTTATCTTTGTTATTCTTTATCTTTATTCTCCTAGTGCCCTTGGCGGTTCTAAGATGAGAAGAGGGCTAAGAGAGAAAATCGCTAAGGTTTTGGGGTGTACATGTTCTAATGTGAGCCATGATTACAAGAATATCAGTTTCTATTATGTTACTTACCGAAGTTTCCGTAATGACGTGAATGAGATATTGGATAAGCTATTAATAGATTTGGGTTTAAAAGAGATAGGGGAAGAATAGATTCCCCTACCCTTTCTTATTATTGCAACATCAATTGCTGTTTTATGCCTAGTCTATTTGCTTCTTTGCCAAAAAGGTCTAATTTACGTTTTACTTCATCTTTAAACTCCTCGAATAATGCAATTAAAGCCTCTTGCTCGGTATCAAAAAGTGATTCCTCTCTAATTGTATGCTGTTTAGTTCGTTCACAATAGTCGGGTTTGTATTTATAATCTATCCACCAACCTGAAGGATTAAATTCGTTCCCCTCGAACCAAGAAACGTTGCAGCATCCCTTTATAATACAGCGTTGCGGATGTTCAAACCAACCATCTATATACCAAGCAATATCACCATTCCTATATTTGGGGATGGGTCTTTCCTCTTTGTTCGTATACTTATATTTTTCCATATTCTCGCTTTTTATTACTTATAGAAATCCCTATTATAAACACCTGAGAGCTTTTGCATATCTTCCTCTGTTATATAGTATTTTCGATTTAACTGATATTGAATATAATCTCCATACTCTACATCTTTACATGGAAAGAGCTTTCCGTTATCAATTCGTTTAAATACTATATTATAATCTGTCCTCACTCCTTTATTAATAATTGAGAAGTGACTTCCTACAGACTCTCGCTTATCTATTACTTCATACCAAAAAGTTTTGCCTTTATGAGAACTATCATCAATAGCCGCATAAACAACAACTCCTATTATAAAAAGAACAAATAAAAGCTTAAAAAAATAGTTATCTTTTTCCATACACTTAACTCTTTTTTATTTTTAAATACTTCAACTTTGCGAATCGGTATGAATTGTATATTCCACCAAGCGTTTTATACACTTTAGATGTGAAGCACTGAACGCAGCCTGTATAATCATCAAAACCTAAGATGATATACTTATCTTCAAGATAACCTGCCACGTATGCGCCAATGTCCTTACCTTTATAAAGAACTGGTTTTCCACAATACGCATTAAAAAATTCTTTATTTGCCATACGCTATACTATTTTAGTTCATCAAAGTCAAACCACTCTATCTTATCGTAGCATTCGTACATAGTTTCTATACGTTGTGTGCCGTCACCTCTAGTGACAATCCATACATCATCACTCATTGCTCCGTAGTGAAGAGCAGTAGGGTTTACACCGCCACCACTATATCGGAACATTACCCACTTTTTTAATGGTGGCTTCTCTTCCTTTAGGTCGTGCCATAACGATGCTGCGTTCACGTAAGGAACGTTTTCTGTATCGCAATCGGTAGCGTTAATCTTCTCTGTACTGAACGTTACACCATCTAATTCATTGTAATCTACCTCATCCTTGTTGCTACTGATGTTGAGATAAATCTTCTTTGGTAAATTCTTTATTTTCATATCCATAAACTTTATTATATAACTTATTTATTATCTTGCATAACTCCATAGCTTCTTCTTTGGTAAGAAATCTAGGAACGTTACTCCAAATTTCATCTCTTAATTTTTTCGTTATTCCCATAAGCTACTTATTTTGTTAAACTTATCGCCTTTCTAATTCGGTGGTTGAACTTATTGCGGTATTTACACTTGCTCGAATCTTCACAGAACATAAAGCAACCATATTCGTTATAAGCTTCTTTAAACTTCGTTTTCCAATAGGGAGAAGGGTGTTTGCTTGGATAATCAGCATAAGTGTCTGCATTCATTATCTTCTTTGCTAATCTAATCTTCATACGCTATAGTTGCTCCAACTTATTAATTATTTTGGCAAAGCGGTGCATGTAATCAAAGTTTGGATTTTCATCATACTTGCGCACCATTCTTTCATGTAGCCAACGTAGATGCTCCGCATCCTCGTGGAACTCTTTAATATCCTGTTCGTCTAAGACTATTTGTTTTTTCATACGCTATTTCTCTTTTCCGTAATACTTTTTTGATAAGTCATTGAATCGCTCATAATTTGGCAGCTTGGGAGAGATTTCAAACTTCATCGTTCTTACATCATACCCTCTATCAGTTATTTCTTTGACAAAATCTTTAGTAAAGACCTTATCGAAGAGATAATAAGCATCTGTTTGGGTCATAAACCCTAAAGGGTGATAAGCACCAATACAGTTCTCTTTCTTATCCCAATATGCCGTTAGCTTTTCTTTCTTCTTCATCCTTACACCTCCTCCCAGTATGTTGCGAGAATATCTTCGCAAGTGAAATAACTCCAACAACTTGGAAAAATATGAATGAAACCTTCCGAAGAATGTGTTGTTGCTTTATAGAAAATGTTGATATTTTTATCTTTATCTATCCATAGTTTGTCAACTATACCCCAGCCGATTCTTCTCACTTTCTTCCCTTCCTTCATTCTTCTCAGAGCCTCCGAGAAGTCAAATATCTCCTTCTTCATACGCTACTTCTTTTTATGACAAGGACAGCTCTCAGCGTGAATAACGCAAACTCCATGTTTCGTGTCCACAACCAGATAATCGTGTCCTTCCTCAGTGAATACTGACATACCAATTTTCTTTGCAGGTTCATTGCTGTTAGCCAACGAGCGAACGCCCTCAAAAATCAATGCACCTACAAGCAAACACAAGACGAACCAAACGGCTGACTTGACTAAGCTTAAAATCTTATTCTTCATCTTCACACATTTTATTCCATATATTAACACACTCAACGAACTCTTCGACTTCTTCAATACTATTCAATATAATAGTAATGCTCCCATCTTCGTTCCAATGCTGATTACTTACATCTACCATAGTTTTATCCTACTTATCCTTATCGAATTTGTTGCCAATAACCTTAATATACTTAAAGTATAAAGAATAAGGTATTCCATCAATAATAGCAACAAATGCACCGTACATATATTCGATTACTGCTTTTACCTTGATGAACCCCTTATATAAGTCATATATCTCACACTCCGCTATATCTCCTTCCCAAACTTCTCTACCCTTGCAGTCTTTCAGTCCTGTGTACTGGCAGACTGTAGAAGGGTCAATACCAATAACACTATAATCACTCATACTGCTAAAGTTATCTACTATGTAGGCTCTTTCCTTTATCCCAGTAGTACTTTTGATTAGGCTACCTTCAACCCATCCTTTTCCGTCAAGACGTTTTGCCTTGAACTTGATTTCTCTTTTCATAAGCTATAATTCTTCTTTTTAACATAAATTTCAAACCTTACTTATTCTTTTTAAATTCAACACATTCATCCTTCCATGTTAAATTCCGCCCAATAAGCTTTACGATTGTACCTTTAGGCAATTCTATTGAACGCCCTTTATAATAAGCATCACCTGTATCTTCATTGCGACCATCATGTTTAGGATACCACTTTTCGTAGTTTTCACCAACGTATGTTGTACCCCATATATGATTTCTATCTTTTTGTGTATTGCCTCTGAACGGTTTTACATTGAAGATCTTCTCCGAACCGTCTTTATCCACTGCTAACCATGTTCTTGCCATAACTATTCTTCTTTAAGTTCGACAGGTTCATCATCCCAAGATAACTCTCTTCCGATGAGTTTCTTGATGCTACCTTGCGGAATACCAAAGTGTTGATAGGGTCTTTCCCAACTATCTTTCCGTGATACCCACTCATCGTTGTATTTATATGGCTTTACTTCATAAATTGTTTCAGAGCCATCTTTATTCTTTACTACCCATGCCATAACTATTTCTCCTTCTCTATAAAATCACGTCCAACATGTTCTAACAACTCCAAAAAGATTCTGTGCTCATTATAGATAAGAAGCAAAGATGGGCTATATTTACATTGTTCTATCTTACGTTTACAATGAGATACGAGGTAATTATAAGTACTTTCTGATAGTCCCTTAATAGGTTCCACTTTCTTTATATTCAAATCCTCCAACTCTATTTTGTTTACTGCTGCGTAGCCATCTTGTGCCTCCTTACAATAACTCTTCTCGCAAACCCATCCTTTGCAAAAATTATATTCAGAAATGATGTGCTTACGACAATACTCACAGATAGAAATACCGAATTTGTTTTGTAATTCTTTCCTGTTCATGCTCAATCCTCCAACTCTATATTATGTTCATCTGCGAAACTATCTTCTGCCTCCTCGCAATACTTACCCTCACAAAGTGATTCAGGATATGCACGGTTTGTAAAATACTCTTTGCAGCATAATTCACAGATGTCATTTCCGTAATTATCTTTTAACTCTTCTCTAGTCATTACTCATTCTCCTTTCTTACTAAATAGTCGTACATAGGCTTGCGTTTTTTAAGATATTCTTTACATATCTTTTCTGCCTCTTCCTGTGTATCACAAGTTGCCACAACTCTATCGGGATATGTGTCCCAATATCTAACTACCTTAAATTTTGTCATATTCTAGTCCTCCAACTCTTTAAGTGCTCTTAATAATAAAATTTCTGCCCAAGAAACAGCAGATGCTACTTCTGCTGGCGAAGTTCCAATTAGTGATGTTTTTGCAGTATATTTAAGTGCTTCTTTTATGTTTTCAATTGCTTTTTCTTTGCTCATCTTACTTTAAATTAAATTGCTTTGATAAAAACGGATTACTCTTTATGAAGTTTATGATTTCTTCTTCCGTATGAATGCCTTTCCAAAATAATTCGGTATGGTCGCCAACTCTGTCTTCATCTACCGAGAATGGAACGCCATAGTTGGTGTAAACTTCTCCATGATGTTTAACCAAGTGGCGACCAGGATTACTTCGGATATTGTCTATCCAAGCTTCATTGTCACATTCACACCATTTTTTGTATTCGTCCTCATTCAGAGACTCATCAATACCAATAGGGTAGTGTCCGGAACAACCATTTGTACCTAAATAAATAATCTTTGCCATATTCTCATTAATTAAAACCAACCTAGATGGGCGGCTTCATTCCACCCATACTTACCTTTGCGCATTTCATCATGGAAGTTTACTCCACGCTTAATGCGCCACTTGCTTATCTTTCTTTTCTTCATATTCTAATCCTCCTACTCTTTAAGTGCATCATTCACCTTATTGGTGATGAATCCAATTAGGTAGGCATAGGCTTCATCACTTTCGTGGCATAGGCAGATGCCTACCTTTTCCATTATGAAGCACACACAATGGAATATCTCATGTGCCAATGTCCCTTTGTCATTTGCATCAGAAACCCATAAAGCAACCTGACCACTACTAAGTAAGGCTGACCGTCCAATACTTCCTTCGTCAATATCCTTCCACATTTCGTTATATGCTTTATTCGCATCATCATTGCTCAGATGCTCTTCCAGCGATGACTTCAATTCTTCTTTTTCACCTACCACGAAAAGCATATCAATGTTATAGATGTCTATCGGTATTACTTTGTTCATCGCTTATCCTCCTTTTTTCTGTTTCTTTCTATATGCTTTAGTTGTGTAATACTTATATTGCCATATCGTTTATACATACCTTTGAGATATGCAATATAGCTACTTAATGTTATTTTACTTGCATCCATATTCTCTTCTTTTTACCCTCTCCCTTTTACAGGAGAGGGTGGTTAGTTAATCAATCTTTACTATTGCTAAAGGAAGAACATCTTTAATGTTTCCATAACAAGTATATACTGCCGCCATGAAATCTTCCTTAGTAAGAAACTTTTCATCTGGTGGCAATGTTATATCTATTGTAAACTTAATATGTTTCATATTACTTATATTTATATCCCATAAGGGATGGTTAATTACTAAAGTTCATAAAACTCATCCTCTTCATCTTCAGGAAATGGATAAATGGTGAACTGAAAATTGTCTAAATCTTCAATATTCTTATCTGCCATATTAGCAGCTACGATACCAAAGTTATCAGCAATACAAGAAGGAAATTCACCATCCTCTAGTATTGTTCTAAATTTCTCGGCTGTACATTCGTCAGGAACGTTAATAAGTTCTACTACTAATCTTATTGTTTTCATACGCTTTACTTTTTATAGTTACTGCTCTTCTTATACCCACCACTTACAAGCCATTGACCAAATTGTTCAAGACTTTCTATATTATTTATAAGACTCCATTTATCACCTATATCATCAGTTGTATAAGCTATAAAAGTCTTATGCGTGAGCACATTCCAACAGATTTCCAATCTGCGTAAAATGGTTTTTCTAAAATTATATCTTGCTGCCATACGCTTTACTTTTTAAGATTATTATATTTGTCCTTATCTTCATCATAAGGACACTTAAACATTAAAGGACAAATTCCACAAGGTGTTATCTGTCTTTCCTTACATCTACTTCTTGATTCGTAACTCATACGCTTACTTCTTTACCAATTTAAAGATTACATTCTCTCCATCTGAGCGATACTTACCCAAACATTCGAATTTTTTTTCATTAGCACAGTGATAATATTCATCATAAAAGAAACATTCCTCGCATGTACCACATCTAACAGCTTCAATAGTGACGACACATTTGGTCTTTTCTCCAACTTTAAGCTCTTTCACTTTCTTTGCCTTTTACAATATTGTACACTTGTTTTAACTCATCTGTTGATAAGCGTTTGAAATCAAAAGAACTGATAGCGTAGATGAGAGCCTTACGAAGATTCTCTTCTTTAACATCTGATATTTCCTTTTCTGTAGGAACAGATATACTTTTCCTATCCCAGCTATCGCTACCACATTGCCAGCCCGAATCTCTTCTAAATCTAGCGTTATTAGCAATAATTTGAGTCTTTGTCACTTTATCAACCTTGGCGATACGTCTGTAATACCTACTTGTAATTAGTACATCATCACCAACAACCAAATCTTTAAACTCTTTCATTTTCTACCTCGCTTTCTATTTAAAAGTTTCTGACCATATTCCTTTGGAGAAGTTGTTGTATTGACTACAAAATTATCAGGAAACTTTGGCGACATTTGATAAAGGTAGTAACCATCAATATCACGATATATCATTGTTTGCCTCCTTTCTTGATTAAATCAAGTAAGTCTTCCACGAATACCCAATCAGTAAAAGTATATGCTCTAACTATAATTTCCCACATTTCTTGATATGTGTCACAACCAGTTTCATTTAACATGGCGTTCATATCGTAGAGCTTAATATTACTATTCACTTTTGAGAACGCAAGAACCTTTCCGTTGTCATTACGTGGAACTTCGCTGGCAGGATGAACCGAGTCCTTCAAAAACTCCTCATTGATAACCCAGTGAGCACCATCCGTAAAATCTTCAATACTTCTAAGCTGAAAATATGCAGTTTCGTTGAAATGCTTGCTAAGTACTTGTGCCCTTGCTGCAATATCAATTTCTTTATCGTCTATCATAATCTACCCTTTCTTTTCCTTAGTTCTAACATTCTCCTTGTTCTACGGCTTTCCTTGCCACTATGATAGCAAAGACGCTCTATTTCTTGGTCATTACTTTTATAGGCACGAGCTTCATTATCAAATGCTTCTTTAAGAGATATGCCTGAAGATAATATTATATTATTTGCGATATTATCATCCATCATACCTAACCCTCCACATCTTTAGTCGTACCTAACAAGTGCTCGTTTCCTTCGTAAGGAATGCAGTGAAACCAAGCACAACCATTCTCACACATAAAGTGGTTTTCGTCTTTATAGCCGAAGAAACTCGCTTTCCATTTTTGGTCTTTATTATCTCTAACCAACACTTTGTCGAATGGTTTCAGCTCAACCTTTGGCTTCAAGTCCACAATCATTTTATGCTCGCTATCCCAATCTTTATTTTCCTTTGCGAGTGCGTCAAATAACTGCTGCTTTTCTGAGTCAGTGGCATAGCGAAATATCTTAATATCGGATGGAGATAATACTACAGGGCCTTCTCTAAGGTATGTGTCATGTTCGTTAGACTCACATAAAGCTGGACTAAATTTATACTTATCAATTTCTTTCTCTTTTCTAAAGATAGCAATCATTGAGCTTGTATTTATGCCAAGCATATGAGACTCAGCAAAAACTATATCCCCATCCTTGAACTCTGGTAGAGCCTTCTCTACTTCAAGGGTCTGACGATTGAGTTTACCACCCAACTTCTCTTCGAGATCTTCAAAATAATTTTCAACATTGCCACTGGCATTTATTTTACTAAAGTTACTAGTATAATAACTTCTATCAATTACTAATGTTCTATCCTCATAAGTACTTAGGCTATATTTACCTTGAAATTTAGTATAATTTTCATCTATGAATTTTTCAAAGATGACTCTTTGTCCTACCCCTACAAGAACATCACCTTTTTTCCAATCAAATTTATACCAGTTACGCATTTCCTTTGATGGGAAAATAATACACTCTCCATCATCATACAAGTTGCCATTTTTATCAAAAGTACCTTCTCCACCATTCATAAAGCCAAACTTCGAACTATAGAAAGATACTTTGAAACTTTTATCGTCTGCCTCTTTCAACTCACATTTACCACAAGCAGAAGAGTACAACTTGGTTCCTTGTGGCTTATCCTTCAAAATTTTTGCTATATTAATCTTTGCATCCATAATTAAATCGACTTTTGGTTTAAACAATATTGGTAGTGACTCATACTACAATTAGCGTATTTTGATATTTTTGGTAACTCCCCATTATAAGGAGTGACTTTCAATCCATCAATAAAATCGGCATTCTCGGTATACACTTCGGTATTATGCTCATTCATATATACTTTCTGTGCCGATGTAGAATGGCTTTCTGCTCTCAACTTACCAAGTGAACGCCAAACCTGCTTGCGATAGATGAACAATCCATGCAAAGGAATTGTCTTTACTTCTACTTTTGCTCCCATAACCTTAACCATTTAAAGATGATAATAACTATTTGATACCCTTGCGCCCAAATCGAAGCAGCCCACGGCATCCGGCTTTAAGAAGCGTTTCTCTAACTTCTCCAAAGCCACTTTATACTTCTGCTCCATGTGCTTGCAATGAAGTCTCTGAGCTAATTTAAGTTGCTCAACAACACCCTTGCGAGCAACTCTATATTGTTTATCGGACATCATAGCCTTATTCGTTCACATAGTTGATTACTTGCTCTTGACCTTGCTCATGCAAGTTATCGAAAGCGTCTTCTATAACTTTAGCTACTTGGTCGCCATTAAGGTTCTCCAGCATTTCGCTTACAACCTCTATCTGCTGGTCTGTTGCTAAAGAGCAAAACTTGTCAATAAGAAAGCTCTTCTGTGCATGGACGAGCATATCATCGAATAAATCCGATACATCTACACTAACTTTATAATATGCCATAATTTGAAATTTTAAAAGTAATTAGTTGTACCACACATCATTTGGCATAAGAGCCAATTTCCATCCATACTCTAGTTCATACCTTAATAGTTTAAGGTCGTTGCTAGTTACAGATGAAAGTCCAACAAATTTATTTTCGTACTCCATAACCTAATTGTTTAGTTGCCATATTTATAACGCAAATAATTAGCTTCTGAGCCAAAATAAAGCTCAGTGTCGCTCATATTTGCCTCCATCAAGTCTTTCTCTACATCTTTATAAGAAGGCACGCAATCCTTAACTCTTTGGCAGAACAAAGGATATTTTGAAGAAACGTCTTCTCCGTCATCATCATAGATATTAATCTTATCTACATTGTAATTTGGATAAGAAGAAATATTTCCATCTGAATGGATAACCTTTCTACTCTTAACGGACACCACGATTTCAGCAGGTTTGTTAATAGCATCAAACTCGCAAGTAAAATCATCAAGCTGCGCCTCAAAAGCCGCATCATTAATCTTTTCAGATAAGTTTTCAAAAAACTTTTTCATTTTCTTATTACAGTTTTTGTGGTGTGTCTCACCTTTTCAAATTAGTAACCTTGTTTCTTAATTACATTGCAAAGATACAAAGAATATTTGAAACATGCAAATTATTTAATGTATTTCTTTTATCTTTTAACACACTATAATACTGCTAACAAATAATTTGCTGACGTTAACATAAAAACCCCCACCACTACATTATTATATATAGTGATGGGGCAAACACCCAAGGGTATTTTGTCTTTGGGCTACTTTTCTTCCTTATCTTTAATTTCAACGAAATTGCCAATTCCCAAACGAGCCTTGTTGATGCAAGACGCAATCCAACCTATCAGATAGGCAGAAGGCTCGCCTCCGTGCTCCATATCAATAGCACCCTCGATGGCATCGCAGGCGTGAGAAGCTTCATGGCAACAAACTCCCATCCTCATAGTATTCTTGCTTGCAAAATTAATTAATATACAAAACTTCTTATTCGCTTTTTCCCTAACGTTATCGAAGGTCATTGCGTCAGTATTAGAGAAATCAACCCTCAAAAACCCGCCATTTCTACCTTCAAAACACTTGTTAGCGTCCTCTTGGTTCATACCAATAGCGACACACAACCTCCTTGGATAGATAACAGGGTCGTATTCGTAATATCCTTTCTTCATACCTCATCGTTTTTATGTTTCTTCCAACCTGCTTTTGAAAAAGCATACCAAGTATCACAAATATCAAGAGCGAGAATATCGCCTTGGTCTATAATAAAATCGTTCTCAAAACCTTCAACTTTAACATGCATCACTGCTATAGTATCATAAGGCTCGCTACGACCATCAATGCATGCGTTTTTAAAAAGCTTAGTCTTATATACACTCGTAACAATAGGCACTTGAAGAACGTCTGAAATATTCTCTGTGCTAATCTCTATCGACTTCTTAAACTTCTTCATATTCCTTACTATTTAAATTTCTCAAAGTGGAACTCTATTTGTTTATCAAAGTGCTCTTCTATTAAACCATAAGCGAGCGAAATCTTTACTTGGAAAGAAGCCTTACCATTAAGCAATCCTTTAGCCTGTCTTGTAATCTCTGAGCGAAATTGTTCCAAACTCATATCGCGCTTACGAAGATTACAAGACCTGCAAGATGGCATATAGTTCTCCATGCAGTCATCGCCATGAAAAACGACAAACCTTCCCTCCTTGTCACTCCACCGAGAGTAACAACCTCGATTCTTCGGAACAAGATGGTCAACCTGCATATCCTTATACTCTATACTCTTACCGCAATAAGCACAATGCCCATCGTATTTGCGATATATTTTAAGCCTATCTTCTTTTTTCATAATCGTTAATTATATTACCTACCAATATGCCACTTAGAGCAGACTTTGCATAAGTAAGGATGACAGCCGGATTCCTTTAACTTCGAATTCTGATTCAGAAACTCCCAAGCATCTTCTTCACTTTCATAAGTTACCTTTGCTTTCCAAGTATCTCCTTTTCTAACCCAATGCTCAGGATCTGGATGCAAAGGACAAGGAATATTTTTATTTCTTTTCTTCATAACTTCTTCAGAAATTTAAGTTGAAACCCTTCTGCCTTTTTTATTCCTGGGTATAGTTCCGTTAGAACCTCCCATACTCTTGTCTTGTGCCGATGCCACATAGTTACCGGATGCACACGCTCACCACTTGGTAATACATAGAAATCTGCCTTAATGGTATCAATATGCTCATAGTTTGCAGCTTTATATATAGTTCCCTTGTTACCTATGGACGTATCGGCATAAGATATAAGGTACTTGATTTCCTTATGTGTTGCCCTAATATACTTGTGCAAGAGAGAAAGACAAATCGTCTCGCTAAACTTTGGCATATCATCAGACAACCACATTCTGTCAAATTCCCTCACTTGATGGTAATCTAACACTTCGCCCTTTTCAGTCTTGATGTGCGGTCGGATTCCATACCCTATTTGCATAGCACCCCTAATCTTGCCTTTGTACAATACCAAAAGATTCAAGCAACTATTCTTCGTTACCTTGTGTGAAAAGTGATGAGGAACTATGATCGCATCTGCTTGCGCCTTATCGCACTCCATCAGCTTTATTCCCTTTTCCTTGCACTCGTAACCGATAACAAATCCGCAGAAGCCTAGCACTGGAGACTTGTTCAACTTTCTTCTTCTCATATCAATAATACCTCCAAAAATAACGTTTAAAATTGTCTAGCAAATGCTCTATACAAGCTTTGATTTCGCCTTCTCTCAAGAATCGGTTGCAAAAACCTATCAATTCATCACGTACCAACCCACGTTTTAAGGCTTCGTCTCTCATGGCTCTTATAAGAGCATCCGTTGTTTCTTTATTCCCATTTCTTACAACAGGATTGCAACAAAACACCTTGCACATATCCATAGTTTCAAAACAGACTTAACTGCCTACTCATGTTCTTTAATTCGTTATTGGCAAAATCGACTTGTCGCTGGTCTATCTCAAAACCTATATACTTTCTATCAAGATTAACACAAGCCCTTGCCGTTGTACCGCTCCCCATGAATGGGTCTAGAACAACATCATCAACATTTGTCGAGTTTCTGATTAGTATCTCCATCAACTTTACTGGTTTTTCAGTCTGATTAATCAACCCATCCTTATCCTTACGTTTGTTTGTAGGAATAGGAACGCTCAGAATATCAGATGTACCAAACTCATTGATAGGTTTACCACCTCCTTTACGAAGCATAATGATATACTCCTTTTGATTCATATAATAAGTTCCACACACCTTAGAGCATTTATCCCATATCAAACACTTTGTGAAATGAAAATCACTTTTTCCAATCACATCAAGAAAGCGCATCAGATTATAATCATTACACATAAGATAACAGTGTGACTTATCTTTTAGAACACGATATAATTCGTTTATATATTCAGAAATATCTATGTCGTTACTCTTGAATATCTTACCTTTTCTTGTTTGTAAATCTGTCCAATATCCGCTCATGTTACTACGCCCACCTCTAGCTTGTACCGGATAAGCTACATCTGAGCATACTAGGTCTATACATTCATCGTCTAATAGCTTTAGAAGCTTTCGACAATCACCTTGATAAATTCTATTTAACTCCAGCATATCCAAACATATCTTTTTGATTTAACATTTCTTCCTTAATTCTTCTTTGTGCCACATTGAAATAATCCTTATCCAATTCAAAGCCAAGGAACTTTCTGTTGGTACGCAAACAAGCAAGAGCCGTACTTGCGCTGCCCATAAAGCCATCAAACACCAAGTCGCCTTCATTTGATGATTTCAAGATGCATTGCATTAGCAAAGGGATTGGTTTCTCGTTCTGATGTACCAATTTATCTGATGGAACTCTATCAAAGTCCCATACATCCTCCAAACGCTTCCCATTTATGGTTCGTCTGCCTTTATTCAAGTACAGGATTGGCTCGTAACATTGACCATATTGCGCCTCTAAATCTCCAGCCGTATGGTTGTTCTTTCGCCAAATGAGCACATTCTTAATGGTAAACCCTGCATTCCTCGCTTGTTGCATAAAAAAAGTCTAAGGTCTTGGCACTACAGAAAATATAAGCAGCACTATCATCCTTTAAAATCCGGTAGCATTCGCTCATATAATCAATAATCAATTGCTCATTATCATCATTGAGTATTTCCTTAGAGAAACGATGGTCGTCAGCTCTCCACCCAGTCTTGTAGGCAATGCAATACGGAGGGTCAGTAACAATCAAATCCACCTCCCCACTCTCTATTTGTTTCATTCCTTCTATACAGTCGGAATTGTATATTCTGTTTAATTCTAGCATATCAAATCTCTTTAATAGCGTTAACATAAGCTTCGTGAGCTTCTTCTTGCGTCCCAAAGCATCCGATATAAATTTTCTTCTTACCTATCTGGTACTGAGCTTGCCATTTTCTGTTGTTCTTATTCCACGTCACGCCCAAGTATACAGATGAAGTCTTCTTTGCTATAGCCGAATAAACCATATTGTATCTTGCAGTGCAATACTCCAAGTTGTCTACATCGTTATTCGTCTTGTCGAAATCCTTATGATTCACCATCGGCAACGCATCTGGATTCTCCAAGAAAGCCTGAGCTACCAAACGATGGATATAGAACATTTTGCGTTTTCCGTTCTTGTAAAGCCATACCTTCAGATAACCTTTTGGTGTCTTACATGGGGCGATTTCCTTTAATTGAGACGTTCTCCCAATAGTAAAAACATGCCCCTGCTTGCTAACACAATATCTTTCGTAACCCTTTACAGGTCTTATATCACCTAGGAATCTAGCAACACATTTATCTTTCATTGTTACCTCCTTTTTCAAAGAAACTTGAATATATAGATTGCGCCTCCGATGTATCTAATAAATCAATATCATCATAAAACCTTCTGTACACAACGCCAAGCTTTTCATCATTTCCTATTTTTCTTGCTTTGGCTATTTGCTCACATGATTCCATAAGAAATGCACTAATCTTCTCATAACTTTGCATCTGTGTCTTCTTTAGCATATCCATGCTTACAAAGGTTTTGTAGTGTATAATATGCTTATCTTGATCATACTCGGTGAGTATCAGACCTTCAGGAATAGCAAACACCACCCTTTTAGTCTTGTCATCGCCATAAAGCTGAATCGCACCTGTAAACGATGTATATATCTTTTGTAATATCTTTGCTATCGGTAAATCCTTTTTCAAAAACCTTTCAGCAAACCTCTTCATAAAATGAACGCTCATAGCAAAACAATCCTCGCTATATCCTTCATTTCTGCTCATAGGAATATACTCGTTAGTCTCCTTCAGATAAATGAATACGCCGGAAGCAAAGACATCACCATGTTTTACACCTACCACTATGAAATAATCGGCATTTGGTGTAGCAAACTCAAAGGTCTTTGTTATTTGCCTAACTTTCTGTCTTTTCATTTCACGTTTAAGCTCATTAGCTTTTCGCATCTGAAACTCATAGATTCTTGTTTCATCTAAGTTTCGTACTCTACGCATCTCACCCGAAGTCATACTTGCTGTTATCATGCGCATTCCTCCTTTTTAATCTTTGATAACCAACAATCCCAGATTCTTGTAGCTACATTAGCCATCATAACAGGAGGAACACACATTCCGCAAGCAAACCAAGGTTTCATGCCATTAAAGTCATAATCCATCGGAAATGTTGATGCTAAAATCGTATCATGTGCAGAAAGATAACTTGGATTATCATAATAGACAAGTCTATCCTCCATTGCTGATATGGTATTGCATACCTTGTTCTTTTTGAGAAACATGTTATTGAACATAGAAAGACGATTATCCATCCGCTTGACAATATCACCGATTGAATTGTCTTTTTCATTTCTATGCTCCCAATACTTCAACATTCCTTTAGGAATCTGTCTTCCATTATAGTCAGAGAACTCATCCAAGACAATTTCTTTCTCGTTGAAGTCCATATCAATCTTAGGCACTCGCTCGAACAAATCCTTTTGAACCATAAACGGCTCGCAAAGGTCTTTACGTAACCCAATAAAGAACACCCTAGGTCTGTTTTGAGGAACACCCATGTTACGTGCATTGAGAAGCCAATGCTGCAAGATATATCCGGCATCATCCATCTGTCTATAAATCTCCTTTACGTACTCGATGGCTTCACCTTGTAATAAACCTTGAACATTCTCAAAAACCACTACCTTTGGCTTTAGTTCTTTAGCGAGGCCGATTGAGTAGAAAGCCAAATCGTCAAGCCTTTGCGCCTTCTGACCTTCTCGGAATACTTTTTCCTTTCCCCAAGCCTTTTGGCGGTCACCTGCAATACTGAATACCGAACAAGGAAAACTAGCATCCAGTATATCCAAATTATGAAGCTCTTCTTTCATAATACGCCCCCCCCCATATTGATATTGGCAATCAACTCACGAATATCACAATTGAAAGAATACTTGACTTCGTGATTCTTCAAGTACATCTTCATAACCTTTGGGTCTATCTCGTTAGAGGCTACCACATCATAGCCAGCTAGCTTATATCCAAAGGAACTGCCTCCTCCGCAACAAAAGCAGGACATTACCTTACCTTTGTCCTTTGTGAATTTAGCATCTTTTTTAGTCCATCTATAAGGGAACTTGTGCTCGTTTTTATACATTTATCTACCATAAAAAACAATCGTTAATAAAAACCGATGTATAAAAATAACCACAAGTAATATGGTTGTAAAAAGGGTCTCTAACCCTTGGATTTAGATTCTATTTTCTTCGGCAATGCGTCTTAAATAATCATCCGCAGCGTTATCGTCTATTTTCGACTTAAGAGACATTCCTGTGTTATAACCTATCATTAAGGACACATTCTTGCTCTTTTTCTTGTTCTTTCCATATCTCCAGCTAAACACCTTTCCTAGCCAAGCTATACCTACAATACCATCTGATACAACTATTGTCGGCAACAAAACAAATACTTTATATATCATCGCAATCTAATTGAGAGTTAAAAATATATCTATTCTGATTCAACCAAAGCTCCACGTAGTCAGCCTTGATTTTCAGAAATTCTTCATATGTGTAGCATTTCTGCTGCTTACCACCTTTGTTCCAATAATAGGCAACTCCTCCCAAAGAAAAGAAGTCTATCAAATCCATTTCCTTTCGCTCCGGTTCTTCACGCTTTTTCTTTTGCCTATATCTACTTACAGCAAGCAATATGAGACAAACGCAAAGCAACATGGAAACCAATATCTCGAATATTAACCTTACGTCTTGCATCTTATTTAAAAACAAAAACACGAAACTACCGATTGCAAAGTCAAAGGAATTGTGACTCGGACTGCCTTTCGGTATAGTCCATCGGGTTTCGTGTCTCTAATATCTTATTAATTTCTTAAATCGCCATTTTATCCTTTTTTGTTCTGCGCTTGCAAAGATAAATAATATTTCCCTAACCTGCAAACGTTTTAGTGCTTTTAATACTTTATTTGCATTATTTTAAACTTATCCTTTTTTGAAGTTCATTCCAAACTCTTCTTCCGTTACCTCATACATTACATCACCATATGCTACTCTTTGTTTGTCTTTTGCCATCAACAATAAGTTCCTATAAGGTATTTCTTTCACGACTTCTTGGTACGATAAATGCAGACTATCCATAAAAGATGCAATCTGACCTAAGAGTGTATCGTTACCTATGGTCGTGGTTTTGCTATCATCCTTGCCGCACTCTTCGCCAAAATTGATAGCGTCTGAAAATCCTTTATAGAGATTAAGGAATAAGCCGTTTGTAAGCCGTAGACAATCTCTTCAAGCGTTCCTTTAGACAATTCATCACTAATGGATTCATCGCCTTGTATGAATACAGACAACGCCTTGCAAGTATCATCCAAATTCTTAAGCATACCTAAGACTTCCGCTAAGGTCTTGCCCTCCTCAAAACTATCAAGGTATTTAGCCGCCTTGACCAATTTTATAATTGTAGGTGGTGAAATATAATAAGCCTTTCCATTCACGATTATCGTTACGGTATCCTCTCCAAGAATTGCATCCGCAACTAATTTACTTGCCTTACTCATGGTTCTTAATATTAAAAAAGGGGAACGGCATTAACACCATCCCCCTCGATCATTTATTGCCTATGTCTTATCCCTGTTCTACTACCGCAGAGCCTTCCCATTGGTACTCGCCAGCAACACCATCGGTCTCGCTTTCCATAGCAACGGCAGAAATACCCAAAGTGATATTCTTGTCCTGCTGGTCACCCTTGGCTACGATAGCTGCATTTGAGAAGACAATGTAGTTTCCGGTCTTGGTCTGAGCAACGATGCACTTGTTGATATTAGCCAAATCTTGGCTAGAAGACCAACCTACTGCTTCTGCCTCCGTTGTAGTCTCTTCTCCGGTTGCCTTGTACATCTTACCACCCTGCAAGTCTACCTTGTTCTTCCATGAGAATACACCAATAGAGAATGTAATTGTCTTAGCACCCTCATCAGTCTTGTCACGATAGTAAACCTGTCCGTTCAGCTCGTTCTTGTACTCAGTAACACTAGGGTCATCCTGAGAATATCCCCATGTTCCCTCATGGCTGTTCAAGACCTCTGAAGCGGTTTTCAACCATGTAGCCAACTTAGCAGGTGTATTAGCCTCGGTAAGAGGAGCACCATACCAAATTCTCTTGATTCCAATAAATGGTTTCATCTTATCTTACGTTTAATGTTTCAAAATCTATAGTAATGTTTGCGTAATGGCAACTCAACCTACTCTCTTGCTCTATGCCGTGGGAGCGGATAGAATAACGATACCATACTTCCTCAACCTTACCAACATCCTTGTCGGACAAGGTTTCAATAGTCTTTTTTAAAAGCTCGTTCAATTGAGGATTAGCCTCGCCCTCTATATCTTTGAGCAATATGTTTACCTCTATAGTACAATCATTGAAATAGGTCTTGTCTGCACTCATACGCTTAGGAATAATGACTATCAAACCATCATCGGGAATCTTCTCACCGACCATAGGCTTTTCCCCATCAAGTCCACCCTTTTTCAGATGTCCTTTCAGTCTACGTTCCAATCCCATCAACTCCAAGTCATCATAGATTACATGACCAGCATCTATTTCTGTTATCATTGCATATCCTCGATTTCTTTCTTGATATATTGAATACCCGAATCTATAACATCATATCCTCTAGAGGAAACATCAGACGCATATTCGGCTTTGTTTCCAAGGGTTAAGGTATGGTCATGTACATTACTATAGTTTGACCTTCTGAGATTACCTGTGCGGTTACGGTAGTTTCCGTTAGCCTTATCAAGTTCAACGGCTGTTTTACCTAACCTATCAAGGAATTCATCTACTTCCCTTTCTCCCTGCGCAAAAAAAGCGTTTATCTCATCTTTTATAACATCAGACATAGATACTCATATAACCAAGATAATTGCACTTAGGGGCATTATAGACCTTTCCACCTCCTCGGTAGCTTCCATCATCGGAATAAACCTTGACTTCATCACCTTCGGAAATCTGGCACTTGTCACAAACAATGTGATATTTCGGTGTATATATGCTACCATTATCGGTAGTGAAATGCTCGGTAGAGTTGTCATCGCACCGACAACGCCCCATTTCTTTCCATTCCTCAGAAGAGCTAATGACCTCGTTGTACTTGTTGACAACCTTATTCACGAACTTCTTCTTTAATATATGAGGGGAATATAACATAACCTAGACATTTACCAAATATCAGACTTATCCGTGATAGTGGAAAGCCCTAAAGCTGCCACCACTTCATTATCCGGAGCAACACCATATTTTCGGCAAAGCCACATATAGTATTGTCCTATCCTAGAGTAGTCCCAAGAGACAGAGAATCCATTTTCATTCACATTGCTCATATATGGGGCAAGCATAAGTTCCTCGATTACGGAAATCATCGCCTTGCCTACAACCTGGGAATTATCAGACGTATATTCTTCGTCAAGGTCTATACCTGACGATATATCTTCCAATTGGGCATCGGTAATGTTCCAAGCACGCAACTTCTGCGAAATGTATTCTCTTATCTTCATGTGACATCCTTATTTCTGAGCCTGACTCATAGCCTCAGCGATTTTCTTTGCAGCCTCCTGCTCGCTCTTAGTCTTTTCGTCAAGTTCTTCTTCTACATTCTCCTTTTGGGAATTCTCTTCGGTTGACTCGGCAGCATCCTTTTTTGAGGTTTTCTCCTTTTTAGGCTTGCTCTCCTTCTTCTCCTTCAAAACTTCCTTCTTAGGTGTCTCTTCTGACTTCTTTTCTTCTTCCTTTACAGGATTTTCTTTTCCATCATTCAAGACTTCCTTTTTAGGAGTATCTTTAATTTCCTTATCGTCTTTTAGAGGTGCAGAATGGTTATCATCCTGCACCTCCAACATCTTGCAAAGCTTACGTTCGATAAGGGAGTTCATGCGTTCTTCGTCAAAGTCCAAGATTGCACCAACTTCATAGATGGTGTTAAAATGGAACTTATCACGGAACGGACTAATTACCTCACCTCTCATAATCCTAACCTACCGCTTGTGTTGAGTCCAAAGAGTAGATGGCATCAACGTTATTCAAGATAGGAACAACCATTGCTTGTGAGCTAGTGAACTCACGGAGTGGGTCGTTAGTAGAATAACGGCTAGCCAAGATATACTCATCGGCTGACTGATAAGTAACACCTGCAACTGGTCTTGTAGCTTCGGCTACGTTAGTCCAGAACAAATCACCAAGGTTATCATAGCATGTAAAGGTCATGTGACCCTTAGCCCAAGGGTTGTGTGTTCCCTTCTTGCCGTTAATCTCGGTCTTGATTGTACGGGCTACACGTACCAAGTTGGTCTGCCACTTATTTCTAAAGATAGACGCAATCTGCTCAAAGCTCAAAATAGGAATGTTGCTGTTATCCCCACTAAGTGCAATGCCTTGATTGAAGGCAAACTGAGCACGAACCTGCTTGTTCTTGCCAAGCAACTTGATTGTGTAATCATCAAGATAACAAGTAGTGATGGTGTTTTGGTCGTCCATCGCCTTGTCGTAAACCAATTGGATGTCATCAAGTGGGGTTGCATCCTCTGCGTCCCAAGCCTTAGCACCGTGACCGAACTTGTTCTTCTCGGCAAAACCTACATCAACTCGGACACCAGTACCACCGGAACGAGTCGCCAAAGCTACACCTGTTGACAGCTCACTGAGGAACATATCTTCAATACGCTCGTAAACCGCCTGAATACAACGAGGAAGGTCTGCAAACAAGTTACGCAAAATCTGTGGCTGAGGCAAACGTTGCGCAATCATGTTATCCAAATCCTTAAGCTGCTTCTCTGACATGTAAAGCTTCATACCAACCTTTGGGATTTGACCCTCAGCGGTTGAAACCTTATCACGGCTCTTCAATGGAAGTTCTGCATCCATTGATACAACATCAGCAGCAACTCGTGTGTATTCCGCAGTAATTGATGCCCAGCGTCCGTCCTGACTATATGTGTTAGTCAAGTGGTCTCGGTACATATAGGTCAATGCAGTCTGATTCTTGCCGTTCAACTTCTCTACTACACTTGCAACAAGTTGTGGGAAGTATTTATTGACCAACTGAAAATAAAGTGATTTTTCCATCTGTTATCCTCCTTCTTTTAGTCTTTGTCCATTGTTGCATCAGACTCATCGAACTTGTTTGCATCCTCATCGCTAACCAAAGCAATCTTTGGCATAGCTGTAAGGAACGCATCCGGAAAGTCTGCACCATTTGCAGCCTTAGCTGCTACCTTGTTAACTTGTCCAGCAGTCATAATTGCCGCTGGCTCACCGTTCAGAATGGAACGATAGAGAACACCCGCATACTTGTAATGCTCCAATGGGTCACTGGCAGTACCCAAAGCCTTATAATTGTCTGTTTCAATAGGCAATGGCTTGTAAGTTCCCTTACCATCTGTCACGATAACACGACCTGCGTAAAGAACTTCATCTTTTACGCCTGTCCAATCCAAAGCACGACCGCCCTTGATGTCGCCTTCCCATTTCTGGATAATGACGGAATCCTCACCAAAGACAATTTGCTTTTTTGTAGTCTTCAATTCCTGATTCATGTTTTTCAATTTTTAAAGTGACTGAACTAATGATGCGGCTACATTGTCAACGTCCTCCTTTGTTGGCTCGCCCTCGCTAGCACGATAGCTGCCCCCGAATTGTGGTTGTTGCAACGCCTTGTAGTTGTTCGCTACCTTGGAGAGGTATGTTTCGATAGCTTCATCTGTAGCATCATCGCTCAAGGTGAAACCCTCGTTGATACGACTTTCGGGAATGCCCAACTCCTTAGCCTTTGATAAAATCTTCGCATCGTGGTCTGCCTTTGCCTTTGCCTTCGCAGCAGCCTCTTCCTTAGCCTTATCCTCCTCAGCTTGCTTTTGGATAGTTTCTTGCAATTCCTTAATGGTCTTGCTTTGCGCCTCCATCTGTTCGTTGTAAGTCTTGGCTTGGTCTGTGTTCTTCTGAGTCAAGGTCTCAACGAGTTTCTTGAACTCTTCACGTTCCTTGGTTCTTGCTTCATCTGAAGCTTTCTTCTCTGCTGCTTGCTCTTCAAAGTATTTTTTGAGATAATCCGGCATTTCGTTTTTCTTTGCCAATTCCTCCAAGCGTTTCTTTTCGGCTTCTTCAGCGGCTTTCTTGGCTTCTTCGTCAGCTTTCTTCTTGGCTTCTTCTTCAGCAGCCTTGCGTTCAGCATCTTCTTTAGCCTTCTGTGCCTCCTCGAACTTTTTCTTGGCATCGGTAACTCTGCGGTCATTGTCCTTTTGCAAGGACTCCAAAAAACTCTTTTGACTAGCAACCACTGTCTCGATGTTGTCATCAGTAACAAGCCCCATCTTATCAAGCATTTCGGCATGTGCCTGAAGAACTTCATCACCTAACCCAAGAGACTTATACTCTTGTTTTAGTAACTGGAAAATTTTATCTTTCATTCTTTCGATATATTTGTTAAAACTAGTGCAAAGATAATACGAAAAGAATAATAAATGCACTAAACCACTTGCAAGTATCTCACTTTTAAGCAAAAGTGAGTAATAACGGCATTTCTAAGCGATTTAAGGCTATTTCATCACATAAACGAATAATTAATAGCTACGCAAAATAGAACTCCTTATATAACAAAAAAAACGCCAAATATCCTCACGGACATCTGACGCTTGTCGAATAAAAAGAACCTAAACATTAATCTTCTAAAAGTTTATTACATTTCTCATATAACCCAAATGATTCAAATTAGAATAGAACCGTCCATCACGCTCTATGAATTTACCGGACTTCACAATCTCACCATTATGCAACATTGCAAACTTAGAACCATGAGCTGTCCATTTGTTCATTTCTTTCATATGTTCATCAGAACCCCAACCATATTTCTTGATAGTAGGATAAATGAAACGTTCAAAACAAATTTGACTATCTGTTTTATCATGCTCGGAGCAAATCGGGAGCACTCCATTATGTGCGAACCAATAACCTGCCTTGTAGAATGGATGGCAATTCTTGACACAGACAGAACCATGAGTAGCAAATCTGAAATGTATGATTACATTCTCATTTATATCTCGCTTCATCAATCTACGGATAAATGTAGAGAAATGCAAACTCTTGTAATGGTCAGACTCGCTCACAAAACCGCAACCATCTGGATTTCTCATATACGCAGCCTTTAGCTCATCTACAGATGGCAAAGCAACACCTTTCGGACATACAATAATAACACACATATCTTTACCCTTTCTTTTTCTTAATAATACTTTGATTTCTTTGTGTCCTAGGGCTTTTACCCTAGGGCTACATTAATTAATCGTTATTGGTTGCAAATGCATCCTTACGACTCTGGAAGAAAGCCTTCTCTTCTTTATTCAAGAAAGGTATATCTTCGATATTCATAACCTCACTAGTGAAGACATTGTTGCGAGACCAACCGACAAGCTTTGCGCAGAACTTCACCCACATTTCTATCTTCTTGAAATTGGTAGAACCTTGATGTTGGCGAAACTCGATTGTCCTGTGACGTGTATAGCTCTCTGCATTGACCTTATAATATCTATCTCCATGAAAGACATCGAATCTAATATCTTGATTGCTGTGACAATTAGTGAAATCCTTGTCAAGCAAGCTGGCTGCCCAACGGCAATTACCTCTTCTTGAAGGAGCCATGAAACTATCAATCAATCTTTCAAGTTTCTGATAATTCTTTAAAACGTTAACATACTGCTCACCTGTCAACTTTGCTGCCCCAATATGAACGTGAAGACCACAAGTAGAATTAACTCTTGCACCTACAGCATCCAAAGACTTAATAGCCTTCTTCAAAGTTGCCATACCATTTGTATTGCCATTCAATACCGGACTAACAACCTCGTTAGGGTCAACATCACCACCAACAGAAGAATCACTAACAATCTTGAAATAGCTCTTATTATCGGTGTGGTTATAACCCTCAGAATGAATATCAACACCATTCTGACGACCTGCCTCTATCAAGGCATTGCGCTCGGCATGAACACATTCAATCTCAACACCGAATGTATAAACAAATCTCGTTGAAGTAGAGCCGCTAGGTACATAGACCTTCAACATATCGGAGATTTCTTTCTCACGAAGACCGCAAGCCTTCAATGCAACAATCTTTTCGTTGCGAGGCATCTTTGACTTCTTTATTTCGTCAATAGTCTCAATTAATGACTTCTTTGAACTTGCGAATGAAAAACCAGTCTGCTTAGACATAATCAATTGTGCTAGTTGTTTCGGGTCTTACCCCTTGGTGTCGCTCTCACCTTATTGAGTGAAACTTGTCACTCGGCAAATCAACCAACTTATCTTGATTGACGATGCAAAGATACAAATAAGTTTTGAAACATGCAAGCATTTTAATGTTTTTCTTTATATATTTAACTTACGGTAACTGATATATGCACTTTATTAACAATTACCCTCTTTATATACCTTATTATATATAAAAAAGGCTTCGATGTTCACACACCAAAGCCTAAAAACTTTACTAACTAATTACCAATTTTATCAACTATCTTCTTAAATCATCACCAATATCTTCTTCTACTCCCAAATCCGGCAGTCTGTCATACGCTTTTTGGTCATCACCACCTTCAGACTTAACACCTAGCAGATAGCCATTCCGAAAAGCATAATAAACCACCTTTTCCATATCTTTAGCCGTTGCGTTATCTGTCAAATGCAGCGTGGCGTACAATCCCATCAAGAACTTCCGTACATCTTTCGGATATACTTTATTATTCTTCTCTAAAGCGACTGCCATTCTTAGCGGACTTTTCATATTCTTCTAATTTTCGTAAAACCATCAAACGAAACACAAAAGAGAACCATTCCGCTTGTCTCCCTAGTTCATAGACTTATTCGCAACTTTATTCGTCCCATCTGCTTCCTACGTTTACCCGTTGAAAGATGTCCGAGATTCCAATAGGACAAACATCACGGCTCTCTTCTTGTGTATCATTGTGCCAACGGAAGGATTCGAACCTTCGACCCTAGGATTAAAAATCCTATGCTCTGCCACTGAGCTACGAAAGCGTAAAGGAATGGTTGGATTTGCACCAACGCCCCCTTGGTTACCAAGCCAAGTGCTCTACTACTGAGCTACATTCCTTGTAATATGACAAAAGTACTTGTGGTGCAAGGGAGATTCGAACTCACCGAACCCGCTATGGGAATTGATTTACAGTCAATCTTCTTTAACCGCTTGAATATCGCACCATTTGTGGAACATACTCCTATTCCTCCTCGTTGCCCCAAGTGGATTCGAACCACTAATGACAGAACCAAAACCTGTAGTGTTGCCATTACACCATAGGGCAATTTAGTACTGCATAAAGGATTCGAACCTTTGAATACCAGCGTGAAAAGCTGGCGACTTAACCACTTGTCTAATGCAGCATCTAGGGTCTCTCACCCTAATAAGAGTTTCCTTGTTATAGTCTAGCTGGGCTGGGTAATCTATAAACCATGCCGTAAACTCCTAAGTCTTGACTTATTATGGTAGAAGCGACCTCTCTGAAGACCATCTGTTTCAAACACGATGCAAAGATAAGCATTTTTTCTTATACCTGCAAGTGTTTTAGTGTTTATTTATATTCTTTTGATGAATTTCACATCACTTATCCTTGCGGAGAATACCGCAAAGGGTTTCTACAAGTTTCTTTGCGTCATCACCTTTAATTTCGATAACATTTGAAACATCAGGAGCATCCTCGCCTTTCTGTTCCTTATCCAAACGCTTACGGAGAGCCAAATCTGGATTCTCAACCAAGATAGAGTCTAAAGCATAATTGCAAATGCGGCTTGCAAGCTCCTCGTTACCATTCGCATCACGCACAAACTCATTCTTGTCTTCAAGAATACCCATAATCTCATTGTACTCTTCAGCATTCTCACAATTTCGTGAGAGCATACCAATCACCTTGTAACGATCAATCTCAAAACTGACCTTTAATTTGTCTTTATTCATTTCTGTTTACTTGATTTATAAATTAATTAATTGCGTCTTATATTCCACATGCTTTCAGCAGGGCCAACCATAACATCAATATTTGCTCCTTGCTTATTTGCTACTGTTTCAATCCACTTAAGGTTGATAAACTGACCAGCGGAAAGGTTCATTTCTTCCATATATGCCTTATCTGCCTTTGCCTTTTGTCGCTCAGCCTTTTCTCTTGCTATCTGCACTTCATATTCACGTTCTTGTGTCTGCTTGGCTTGCACGACCTTTGCCGTGCGGTTCATTTCATTAAGCTGTTCCTTGTTTGGTGTAGCTTTACCAATGATAACCTCCTTTATGATGATAGGCATCTGCTTTTTCTTTGATAGAGCATTCACATAGTCCTGCATCTGCTTGCGTATCTTGGTGTCAATCTGATTAAGCACTTGCCGATTCGACATCAAGTCAAATGGGGAATGCTGAGAAATATGGTCTCGAACCAGATTGCAGAAATAATTGTTGAGATTAGTATCAAACCATTTCTCTCCATAATTCTGCAAAAGAATTGGGGACTTGCCTTGCTCAATCTGAGTAATGATTACAGTATGGAAGTCAAGTGGCGTGTTATCGTCACTAAACAAATCATCTAAGGTAATCTCATGACGGACTGGAACAATCTTGAAGTAATAACCACTCGTTGACCACCAACACCAAGTGAGACCAGTCTGCACTGCTTGCTGTTCAACACCTCCATGCCCAATAAACCAAGGCTTCTTTACGATTACGGCTTCTTCGTCTGCATCGGGAGAAACCGAATGACAACTTGTAAGCGCACTCATGCCGAGTATCGCAAAACAAAACATTAAGATAATTTTCTTCATTCTTAATTTGATTATTGTGTTATATTATACCAAAAATTCCTCTCATAATAAAGTTCTCCCTTTTTCTCATACCGGATAGCATCTGACTCTTCACATAGCTGACGAATACGCATATACAAGCGTTTGTCCAGCTCTTCTTCAAACAAAAGAGACAATTCCTTCCAGTTATCAACAAAAGGAGCAAACCAAGAATATTGCTTCTTTACAACCTGTAGCTCATCCAAGGTTACGTGTCCGTATTCTACCATGTCATAGCATCTACGGAAGTCACTATTGTCTTTAGGAATATTCAAATCTTTCTTTCGCTTTACACCCATCAATGCACTCCACATAGTCATTGAAGAGATACCTGTATCACAAGTGGATACCCACTCTATCATTCTTTGCTTGTTCATCTTCTTTTATATTAATCACGCTAAGTCTCTTTATTAACTCTTCACATGCTTCTTTAGTTAAGATGCACTTCTTGGAATCTTTAATACCAATAATCTGTTCACGAATATCAGCATCCGTGTCGTACACCTCCTGTAGTTTTTTCTGAAACTCAATTACGTCTTCGTTGGTGAGTTTACCTTTCTTCTCAACAATTTTGTTTGTTATATTCTTATAAACACATTCGAGTTCAGAACATAAACGAGCTTCTAACTTCATCATTATTGCGTGTACAAAAGTATCATAAAGTCTTTCCATCTTGTATTTCCTCCGAAAGTCTTTTGATTACCTCGTTATCTTTATTCTCAATGCGAGCCTTTAAGATACTCTTGAAAGCGGCATCCATTGCCTCGTATCTACTGGAATATTCCTTACCATCCGTATGACACAAGCCTTCCTCTACACACCATGATGTAGTTTGCCAACAAAACTTACCTTTCGAAATGTTTGCAACACAAATATAGTAACCGAAATGCTCTAAAAGCCAATCTAACACCATATCATAGCTTGGAGCGGATATTGCCGGATGCTTACTATTCAACTTTAAGGCAGCAGAAAACTCAATATTGGATTTCTCCCACTCGGAATTTGAGTAAGCAATATAACTGCCATAATGCTCACTATATTTTCCACCCTTACGAACACCACCCTTTGCTGTCCAAGGGCTGGCATAAGCCCAAAATTCGGCTATCTTCTCATCATAGCCAACCTCCTTCAGAAACTTGGCTATCTCAAAGGGAACTACCTTTGGTTTTATCGTCTGTTTATTAGCCATTATCCAACTTTTTAATATCTTGCCAATGCGTTACTGGCATCAACATGTAATTACAAAACTTATACTCTGCGGTTATTACTGACGGGTTATTACTTCGATGACAAAACCAAATTTCCTTATTCTCTTCATTAGTAACAAGAACTTCTTCTTCAAACTCCGGCAAACGCTCCTTTACAGAAATCCAATCCGACTTATCCGCTTCATCATATGCTTGTTCTAGCAAAGGAAGAACCTTATCCAAGTCTTCGAAATCTGGTACGACTTCATTCACTCGCAAGATTGCTAGACCTAACAAGCTCTTAATCTTTTTTCTGTCCATTGCTCTTCTCGGTTTGTTTCTCTAAGTCTTTTAAATCTACCTTATCAAATCGAGGAACTGACTTACCATCAACCTCAACATTTCCAAAGAACATTTCCTTTGGTCGTACCCAAACCTCATGCTGTCCGCACACTGCTTGATATGCAACCTTAGCTTCAGAAGTCTCGCTATCAGTAACCTCACCAAGGTACTCATAGAAATTGCCCTTATAGTGTCGGTAAATCGGCTTACTGAATCCACCATGCAGCCAATCGGCTTTTCCGTTGATTTTCACGTACTCCCTTACCGCATCACACTTGCTAGACTTACTCAATTCTTCTACCCAATCGAAGAATGCCTTCTTATCCTTGACCTCTTCACTTGATACCATGAAGAGATAAGTGCAAAGAAGCATCTTACCTGCATCAGTATCATATTTCTTGTTCACCTCTTCAGCTAATTGCATCATAGGTGTATCTAAGCGATAATTCCAACTCATAATCTATCCTTTCTTACTTTTTAAATTTGCCAAATCCTCTTTCAAACGTAGATGGAAATTATCTTCTCCATCATCACCGGAAAGAAGCCAATCAATTCTTTGGGCATAAACCTGAGCTTTCTTCAGAAGTTCAATACCCTTTTTGAATTCCTTGATAGTCTTTTTAGATAAGCCATATCTATTAGGCATCGTATGATGATGTTTTCTAACATACTTGTCTTCATCCTCTTCTAACCATCGGTCTTCGAGAAAGCATCTTTCGTCTTCCTCATCCAACGGATGACCATCAACATAATCTTCTATCTTTGTATATATGTCAGCAATCCTATACTGAGCATAATCAAAACGTCCTCCACTCATAGACTTTTAATTTCAAACTTGAACTTACTTCAACGCAGTCAACCTCGCTTCTAGCTGTTGGATGATGTTATCTATAGTCTTTCCCCTATAATCAATAGCAATATCTTCCAGCACCTCAATCTGAGCCACAATTTTTAATCTTTCTCTTACTATTGTCATAATCAAACTTGTTTATTATGATGCCGTGCTTGCAAAGTTGTAATGCACGATATAAACATAACCGCCATACATCTTTCCGATTGTTACTTCAACGAAATCAAAGATAATGTCGCCATCCATCTTGTAAGAAATCAAAGGTTCAGTTGGGAATGCATGGTGTTCTGTGTTGAAACGATACACTTCTTGTGATAGTAACTGCTTGAATACATCAATCTCACCATCCTTTGAAAAAACACCTTTAAACTCATCTTCATTGTCAATTGCAACAACTACTCCAAGTTCACTTCTAACACATACACCTTCATTTCTACCACTTTGTTCATTATACAAGACAGGTAATGTGTAAACACCTCTTGATTCTTCCATATGCTAATTCTTAATTTTGTATTTTGTTTTTATCCTTCAAGTTGCTTACATTGAGCTAAGTCTATTGCGTACGCCCAACGCTTAGGAACAAAAGACATCGTAGGTACGAACCTATCCGCACGCTCAACACATACATCTTGCGTCCGGTAAATCAATCCGTCTGAGCCTTTTACCTGCAACTCTACTAGAATTGTATGGTCTAGCATCGGGAACTTATCAATATCATGCCAGACTTCACCGCCTTCAATAAATGAAGGCTTAACATGATTAATCTTTTTTGCCATCACTTACCACAAATAAATGGGTTAGACTTATATTCGTTCTCAATAGTCTCACGGCTACCGAAGCACCACAAATCCTTGGATAGCTCCTTGTGTAACCTTGAAGACTTAATATAATAGCCATTGTTGACATCGTAATGCTTACGTACCATGATATTGTCGTTTACCACTCCAGTCTCATCATCTGTGATAACATAGAACAAACGCCCATCGCTGAATGCTTTCAAGCCTTTGTACACTCCATTAGAGACAACCATCTTTTCATAGCCGTTCGTCTCCCAGTTGGCATAATCCCAGATGGTTTCCAAATCATCATCATTCAGAAGATTATTATCCGTGATAACCTTGCCTATTACCTTGAATTTGCCATCATGCATCATTGCCTCAACAACAAATTCATCAGCAGCGTTAAAGTCGCTAATCTCTATGACATTCATAATACTTGTGCTTTATATTCTCGTAAATCACCCTCTTTGCAGCCTTTGCTCTTCTATTATTAGCAGAAAAGACATCATCATACAAAGACATATCTTCACTCTCAAAAGCCACATGCTCACCTTTGTAGCAAGCATCAAAACGGCATCCTTTTTCAGACTTAGCCGCAGTAAACTTTATCTTACCAAACTTAATCTGCATAAGCCCTATCCTAGAAAAAATATTAATGATACTATTTCAAGAGCAAACAAAAGCGTTAATGCATTCTCAATCGTGAATACCTTTTTCATTTTTTCAATACAGTTTTACGTGTGTCTCACGTTCTAAATTTATAATGTAAGGGGATTTTATATCCCCTTTATTGTTCTTACTTCAAAACTCGATAAGTTTTATCGAAATCATTAAAACTCTTCAGATAACCCTTTTCGGTCAAAGAATTTAATATTTCTTTCAACTCATCCTTGGTATTATCCAAATCGAAATCATACAAATCTGCAAAAGTGAAGTACTTATTACCTCCGATTACGTCAGCCATCACTCCGATGTTGCCATAAACCATTGTCTCTTTCTTACTCAATCTAGTATTCATAACGAATCACAGTTTTTACGGTGTGTCTCACCTTTTAAAATTAGTAACCTTGTTTCTTAATTACGATGCAAAGATACAAAGAATTATTGAAATATGCAAATTATTTAATGTATTTCTTTTATATTTTAACGCTTATTATATATGTAGGCACAAAATTAACTTTCTGTAGCAGAAAAAGCCAAAGAATCCACCATTTCGTTATACATATTACCTCTATGAGCCTTAACCCAATGGTATCTTATCACCTTGCCTTTCGCTACCTTATTATATATAGGCTGTAAGTCTCCTAACTTGCAAGCCTGTATTCTCTCTATAGCCACTTGGCAATCCACATATACATCAACAGAACACAAAGGAGGGCAATCACCCAATGCTTGAATGACCGCCCTTATTTCGGCTCTCACCGAATCGTTCACTTTGGCTGTGATAAATGTATATTTCCCACTATTGATAATCGCTCCCTTATGAAGCACAAGCCAACCGCAACCACACTTGTTGTTCTTACTAGAGCCATCAGCATACACTTCATAGCGCACACCTTTAGCCTCATCAACAATCATCTGAGCAACAACCTCCAAAGAGTCATTGCTCATCACATTGGCTATTTGCTTGGCTTTCTTCTTCATAAGCGATTAAATCAAACCTCGTTCCTTGAACTCATTCATCAATGGGGTTGCCAAGACCTCAATATCTGGATGAGGCTTTCCAGTAGTTCCTTTTGATCGCAAATCGAAGAAATGAAGCCAATCACTCACGAATGCGGTATGAATCAACTCCGTGTTGGTATCAAGAGGAAGAATAGTTCTCGCATCTTGTGGCTTTAAACCATCATCCTTAACCAAAGACAAATACATCATTTCACATACTCTATTGGCAAACCACCATTTTTCTACCGGACTCCAATGCTCATAACTACCGATGTTCTTTGATAGGTCAACAAATGTTCCACCATCAAAAGACGATGGATTAACCGCATAATCTTCGCTAACCCACTTTGGCTTGTTGATAGCAATCTCTCCTCCGAACTTATCTTTACTATAGTTGCAATATCGGGTGCTTTGTTCCGCTACGGAATCTACACGATGTCTGTTAGCCTCTCTACTTACCGCAATCTGAGTAGTAAAGCGGACGGTTATTCGCTTCTCATGCCATTCCGTAGGCTCGCAGATATAGTCCAAATCATCAAACCATTCATTCTCTACTATCACTCTGTAGTTGGTCGTAATATAGTAATCGTTACCTATCTGCATCACCTTGGAATACTTGTTCTCACGATAGTGCTTGACCAATAAAGACTCCGGTACAAAGAACTCGTTATCGTAAGCAACATGGAGATAGATTGTTCCATGCTCCAACACAGCATAGTGCGTTGAGTTCATCATACGCTCAACGAAAGGCTTTGCGCTGTCTTTGTCTATCTTCATAGTTGACGCATAGCAAGTGCGACCACATAGCTCTATCTGCTTGTAAACTCCATCCATACCCTCACCTTGGGATAGGATTTCGTATTTCGGTTCTAATATCTTCATATCCTTATAAGTTTTAATATTCGACCACAAAGATAGCTATTATATTCCACTCTACCAAAAATTAGCACTCAGTTTAACAACACTTATCTATATTGTGAAAAACAAAAACTATCACCATAAAAAAAAGAGGAGAGTGCATCACGCATTCCCCTCCTTCTCGATTATATATCAATATTACTACAGTTGTCTTAGTGTGTCTCACCGCTTGCAAACATATCTACTTGCTTGGAAGACTTGTAGCCGATGATTTCCAATACCTCCCCAAATTTAGAATCATACCAATGTGGTTGTGTTTGATTCATATTCTTCTCGTTGATGTCGTTCTCACCATAAGCCAATCCTTTCTTGGTAATCTCACAATACTTGTGTACCTTGTTCGTACCCTTGCGCTCTTTTAGTTTCAATAATCCTGCCTTTACCGCCAACTCATTGAACTTTCGAGCAGACAAGCCTACACCATGAGATTTCAATAACTCCGTAGCGGAATGCTTTGCACCATTCGGTGCGCTCACATAATCAGGTGTCGGCAACCCTAATGGTTCAGCAATTTTCTTAGCCATCGCCAATTTGGAAACATCGCTGAGGTTCAGATAACCAGGAAGAAAGTTCAACCACTTCAGCTTGATGTCAAAGGAATCGGAAGCCTTCTTGTCCAGCTTCTCCTGCTCGTACTTGACTCTGGCAGCTTTCTCGACTTCGATGAAGTACTTACGGAACAATCTACCTTGCTCATTGTTCTCAATCATACACAACTCCTTTGCCATATCCAAAGATAAGGCATACTCAATACGACTTCGACCACCATTTGAGTTTTCCATAATTTTGTGGAAAACTTCAAAATCTTGATTTTCAACGAATCCATACTTTTCTATGCGATTTTTAATCCATGTTGAAAAGTCTTGCTTACTGCCCAACTTTTGGTGCAGCTCCCTTGCGTTCACGGCTTGTTTGCCGTCATGCTCGATAATCTCTACAACTTCAATACCTCTCTTTTCATTGTTAAGGAACTCTGAGACTACTGGTAAAGCCTCTACATTTACATCAGTTTTGTTAAATTCTAATGTCATTTACCTAAAATTTAAATTGTTAATAATTATATTTGGCTGTGGTGGAAACGAAAAGCCCCATCCGCTAATGTGGTAAGAGCGGACAGGGCTTGTGTCAACCGTCCACTTATGTAAGGCGATGAACGGAATGACGAAGCTCCACGCTTGGAGCTAATGAAAATATTTATTTTGTAAAATTGTTCAAATGTCA